TGTATCTTGTTTTATGTATTTCTTAATTTGTAAGTATATTGTAACACATAAAAATGGAAATGTAAACAGTTTTATGTAAACTTTTTCAAAAAAAAATTCCAACACCTAAAATGGTGCTGGAATATTATTATGAAAGCAAATAGTTGATATCCTCAATACTAATCTTTCCATCAACTAACGCATCCGCAATCTGTCCTTTCTTTTCGACCAGTTCCTCAATTCTTTCATCAATCGTATTTTTGCAAACGAGAGTGATTATATTCACTGTTCCTTTTGTTCCGATTCTGTGAGCCCTATCTTCTGCTTGTGCTTTTAATGCCATATTCCAAGGGCTGTCTAAAAAGATAACATTCTGTGCGGCGGTTAATGTGAGACCTGTTCCCATTGCTCCAATAGTTCCTATAATTACTTTGCATTTACTATCATTTTGAAATCTTTCAACCTCTTTCATTCGTTCGTCTGCTTTCGTTGCTCCCGTGATATAAGCTGGATTATGTGATTTCAATTTATCTTTTGCAACTTCTGTCATTGATTCCCAATTACTAAAAATGATAGCTTTTTGACCACTTGCAACAATCTCATTTACAAGTTCAATCATTCTTTCCATCTTTGCCGATTCTTGCACTGTATTTGATATGATACCTGTCCATCCAGTAGCTTGTCTCAATCTAATCATCATAGAAAGTGGGTTATTTGAGAATTTAATCTTTTGTAACTCTGACATAACTCCATTATACACTTCTTTATAAATTTGTGCCTGCTTTGGAGTCATATCAACATATTCAATCTTTCTAATCTTTTCCGGTAAATCAAGGACTTCTGTCTTTAATCTTCTAAGCATAATGTTATCCATCATTGTCCTTATTTCTTCTAAATTCTTATAACCTACAACCTGTGAACCGCCCCAGCCGCCTAATGTACAGTAATGTTGCTTGAACTGATAAAAGCTATGATTCTCATATCCCAACCACTTCATAGGGAAATATAAATCAAGTGGATTGTTCATTAGTGGCGTACCACTCATAGCAACCATATATTTAGCTTGTACATTTATCATTGCTCTACTCTGTAAGGAAGTAGGTTCTTTTGAGCGATGACATTCATCAAATGCTATAACTGATATTGTTCCATTTTTGCAAAGTTCTTGTAATTTTTCCGCAATAGGGAAATGATATTTGCTTTTGCTTATCTTTTCAGCTCCTGCTCTTAATGTTTCAATATTAGTAATAATATATCTGCAATCCGGGAGATTGTCTAAATCTTCAAGTTTATCTTTTGTTGAACCTTCATAAGCCTTCCCAGTAGTCTTTCTAAACCTTGTACCAAGTACCCATCCTTTTTCGTCTGAATGAATACTAATTTCTGATTGCCAATTATATTTTAGGGAGTTTACACCACACACGATAAGCACTTTATTTATTGTATCTGTTTTTTCAAGGCAACCAACAAAATCTATAATCTGCTTTGTTTTCCCCAGCCCTTGGTCATCACATAAAAGAAACTTCTTTTTATTTAATCCAAATCTTACACCGTCAATCTGATGTGCAAATGGTTTTGTCTTAAATTCAAAGTCTTTTGGAATATCTATCTCAAATTCCTGCTTATGCAAATCTTCATAAATACCATCAATTTTGATTTCTTCATTTTCAAATTTGTTGCAAAGAGAAATGATATTGTTTATTGGCATTTCCCAAGTATGATTATCTGCATTGTAAACTCTTGTTCCCATTTGTTTGATAAATGAAACAATATCCGGGTTATAATCGAAAGATACAAAAGCACTCTTTTTTACTAAAATGTTGTTGGAGAGCTTTTCAGGCTCTCCGATATGTATTCTAATCATTGTATTTCCTCCTTTTTTAACAAGAACAATGACATCTAACTTTTTTATAAGATGTATATTTTCTTCCTTTACAAATATCAATATACACATCTAATATTGGATATACGATTTCTCCTTTTATGTTTTCAACTGGTTCCGTACTCTGGAAAGTTCTTAAATAAGTTGATGTGCATTTAGTTTTCATAGTATAATGATGTTTATCTCCCCAAGGTCTAAATGTGCAATCGCCTATTTTTATATCATCTAAACTTTCTGCAACTGTCATAACATTATCTAAAGATTTCCACCATTTTTCCATGTCTTTTTGTAATGTGACTGAATATACCATTATATATTCCTCCTATCATTAAATTTTTTCGACTTGATCTTGTGTGAAAAATGCAGATTCTTTCAAGAAATATCTGCCTGTGTCCACTTCTTCTTTTTCTCCATCATCTTTTTTGACTTTCTTTATGGATCTTTTCCACACTGATATTTTATGTTTTGATTTTTCTCCCTTTTTGACCTGATACCCTAATTTTTTCCACTGCGCATATGTATGTAATATGGTTTTCTCCGGGTCCATATTATGAAGTTGCATATACCCTAATATAATTGCTGTATTTGTCATAACAATCATCCTTTCTTTGTTTTACTATATGTATATTGTAATACATAAAACTATATTTGTCAAGTGTTTTTATGTATGTTACATAAAAATAAGAGGGAAATAATTCCCTCTTATATGATGTTTGGCTTCACTATATTTTGCAAAGATCCTAAGTGTTTTTTGAATATTTTCTTTTCTTCTGAGTCACAAGTCATATACAGTTCGGAAAGCATTTTATAAATGGTAGAAAGAAGTGTCTCCAGATTTTGAGAATTTCTTTGTTCCATATATTTAACGAATAAACCTTGTATATCAGCTATTGTTTCATCAACATTACTTTCCGGAACAAGGTCAATATTCATTTTATCTACAAGTGCCAAGATTAAGAATGCATCAACATCAAAGTGCTTTTTCAATTCATTTTCCGCCAGCTCTTTTGCTATTGGAATGCTTTCTTGAAATGTCATATAATCACTCCTATAGCGTAAGCATCTGCTTTATCCAAGCGGTTTTTTCCACAAATTTCTTATGGCATTTTTCCCACTTTTCTTCCATTTCTTCTGTTGGTTTATAAACCTTGGAAATTTCTTCAATATCCTGCACAGCCTTATCATGCAAATATCCAGCGTGTTTCAATTCATCATTTGCCATTTCCTTATAACGATTCGCCCATTGCATATCGCCTTTTGATTTGCATTCAACATACTTTTCGGCATATTCTTTAGCACCTTCCACTTCTTCCATAATATGTTCGGCTAACTTCTTTATTTTGGTCATTATAATCAACTCCTTAAATTTTCTCAACTACAAATGCAAGGTTTTGAGAGGTTACCGCCTGACCACCAATAACGACGGTGAGGTTAGCAGTATCACAATCGCAGTTTAATCTTACAAGTGCGGATATAGGAAGTGTTACAATATCACCGATTGCTGTTGCGGTTGCACTGGCTGTAGCTCCTTGCACTGGTGCTCCATCTTTGTATAATGTTGCTGTCACATTTCCTACAGCAGTAGCGGCAACAGATACAGAAGCATCTACATCATAGTAACCAGCTCCCCCGGCACAATTACCGATTGATACACCATTTCCACCGAGCTGGCAATATTTTCCATATCGTCTAATTACTGTAGATGGTACATAAGTACCTCCAATACCAATAGATGTTCCTGTTGTAGTATTAACCACATAAATTCCGGATTTACAACTCATATTATTATCTCCTTTCTAATAAAAAAGAGGAATACCAGACAAGGCATTCCTCTAATACTTAAAACCTTGTCTGAATGACTTAGATGTTACATCCGTTGTTGCAACAAGACTGATTCCAAAATGGACTTACACCACTTGTATAAGTAGTCGCATTTGGGTAACGAACTACACCGCACATAGCTGACTGAAGCTGAAGCTGATTTACCTGTGCCTGCAAGCTCTCGATCTTATTCTGTGCCATAGCGTCCAGAATCTTCTGTGTCTGTGCCGTTGTGTTGGCGTTGATAGCGGCGGTATTGATAGCACCATTGTAGTTCACGCCATCAATCGATCTCTGTGTTGTGCAACAACAATCAGCAACCTGTTGCTGAACTGTGTTAAAGTTACGAAGTGTTTCATAACCTAAATTACAGATACCATTCTGTAATCCCTGGTAGTCATGCTGAAGATTATCATTCAGTCTGCCAACTGCATTTTCCAGGTTGTTGAAATTCATTGCGTTACAAAGTCCTGCTTCTGTAACAGGTTCTCCGTTTACATTTCTGTTTCCACCAAAGAAACCACCTCCGCCAATAAGCAAAAGGATTAAAAGAGCGAAAATCCACATTCCGCCGCCTGCGCCGCCAAACATACCGTCTTTATCGTCGGTAACTGCGGCAATGTCTGCCAAAGATACTCCATCTGTCATAGTAGTATCCTCCCTTCATTTTTATTTATTTGAATTTGCAAATTCCTACTTTAGTTGAGACATAAATGAATCTACATCTATACCTCTTTCCTTACATATGGAACGAACCGCTTGCTCCGGATTCATTCCTTTTCCGCTTAACATACTCATGATACCTTTAATCTGATTCATGTTCTTCATCATACCCTTTGCTTGGTTAATTACTTGAGGACTTATCTGTGATGTTTGATTTTGACCTTTGAATAGACTGCTTGCCATTGTTCATCAACTCCTTTTTAAACTCTTCAAATTCTTCCCGACTTATATAATCAACATTTTGTTCCGCTTTTGGCTCTTCTTGCAATTCGGAAAATGTAAATGTTCTGATGCTAGGAAATCCTGCCCCATCTGTAGATTTAACATACATAAGATCATTATTAGAATCAAATAATGCTACAGTGGAGTTAGCGGACATTTGATATGCTTTTGCACCTTCTAATCCATTAACCCTTATAAGATTTTGAGGCTGTTCTTGTTGTTGAAAAAACTGTTGATTGTTCATTCCTGGTTGTTGATAAAATTGATTCTGACCTATCAAAGATGCGTACGGATTCTGAAACATCAAATTCCCTCCTTAACTGATTCATTATTGCTATATATCCTCTGACACTTTCTACAGGATTCTTCATTTATTGACTCCTTTTGTACAGCATTTATTACTTTTAATATATCAAGTATGGGAACATCTTTAAGGTTTTCATCATTGATTATTTTTAGAATATCCATGTATGTTCCCCCTTTCTTTAATTAAATTATAAATAAAAAACAACACATACTCAATGTAAAGAATGTGTTGTTTTTGTGTTTACAAAACTTTTAGAATCTTTTTATTGACTTTTCTACTTAAATGTCTTGCATAATCGTATGATATATTTAGATTTTCTGCTATTTGCTGTAATGAAATACCTTCTGCTCTTCGTTCGAAGATTTGTTTTTCAAGATTTACAAAATTACAATTCTCTCTAAAATATTCAAGTTCTGGTGCAGTGAAGTCTGATATAATCATCTTCTTCTACCTCGTTTTGGCCTTGATCTTGGTCTCCTGGTTCTTCTTTTAATGACAGTCGTTTTAACTACTCTAATTCTTGCCATTTATATTTACACCTCCTTCCTCATTATATACAGCATTTCCATTGTCGTTTGATTCTACCTCATATGATTGTGTACTTGTCTGATCCTCTGATGGTAAGTTCCAAGCATAAAGCCATGCTATATTTGTGACAAAAAGCAGGATTACTAAAATAACTATGACAACATATAATTTTTTAGTCAAAGTTTTCAAAGTTGAGAGTAATTCTACCGCCAAACTGTCTTCGTCCATTATATCACCTCTTCTTTTTATAAGTGCTGGAGGATATACCAAGTATAGCTCCTAAAAATGTGTCAATAGCGGTTATGGTGCCGACTACTTGTTCTCCATACGGCAGTCCCCAGATACCTGCAAGTGCAAAATATAAAGTGCCTAAACCAGGCAGAAAATATAATGCAATCCATTTCAGCTTGTCATAGATTTTGTTGCTAATGTTCATTTTAACGACATCCTTTCTTCTAATTCTTTTATTTGCTCATCATGAGCTTTTTGCCGAACTTCTAAAACCTGTGATACTGTTTCTAAACTGTATACTCGGTCTATTACTTTGTTATGTTTGTCTTGTTTTTCTTCCAAAGAATTTATATCTTTTTTTATCAACTGTACTTCTGTTTTTATCTCCGAAATTGTAAAATCATGTTGTTTCCTTGTTGTATAGACTACTCCCAGAAATGAGAGTAGTCCAGTTATTAAGGATGATAATAAAGCAATAGCAGTCTCAGACATTGATGATTACATGACCTCTTTTACCAACAAGGTCTCCTTTCTTAAATTTTTTGGTCCGAATAGCTTTATCCGCTCTTTTGAAATTTTTGCTGAAGGATTTACAAGTATCAGGCAAGCTGTATGTTGTGTTATTAGATGCCAGTTTCGGATATCCATATGCAAAATTGACAGCACATACTGCCAATTCACTGCAATCGCAATTACACTTTTCTATAAGGTGTATCTTGTCAATCTTCCAGTTTATCTTACAGCATTCTCTGAATAATGATGTACGGTCATTCTGATTGTATCCAATGTTATCATTTTCCGCCATTGCTTTTGCGGCTTTTCCTGCTTTCTTTCCTCTTGATGTACTTCTAAATCTAATAACCCAAGTTTGTCCAAATTCATAATAAGGGGCTACCTTTACTTCTTTCTTCGTTTGGTCTCCTTTTTTTCCTCCAGTGGCTTTTCCATTTTCCCCGATGGACGCCCATGCAAATAAGTTAGTCATATTATTTCTCCTTTCTTTATTCAGTTACTTCTGGCTCCTCGATTGTAGGTGACTCACCAAAAATAATCATGATTGCGTCTACTAAATTTTCAGGCTCATTATCAATGAGCCTTTTACGGTCAGATGGCCAGTTTCCATAAGCTTCTCGCTCCTCTGCAATAACAGTATCTACATCATTGACAGAAGCTGTTATTTGATTAACAATAATAACACCATCTGGATTTAATCTTTCTATATATTTCATTTCATCACCTCCTTATCTATAGTATATACTTAATACTCTTTGATTTCCACTAGACATTGTGTATAGGCTTGTGCCATTGTATAGGGGGAAATCTTCTAAAGTGACAACATTACTAGTTATTTTTATTTTAGCAAAAAGTCCTTTTGTTGCATCTCCCATTGTTAATTTTGTTTTAAAATAAGAAGGCTTGTTTGCTAACATAGATGCCGGAACCGTTACTGATATGTTTTCTTGTGTATCACCAGAAGAGTTATATGTCAAAACAAAGATAAGTTCCGATAACGAATCTAAACCAATAGCACTCAAAGAAATAGATGGACTTTGGCTTGAGAATGATGAGCTAATGCTTTTAAAATCACTGTTTTGTAATTTAACCCAATTAGCAGTAACACTCCCATTATTTCCAAAATAAGTGTACACTTCATTATTTAGCCCAATACCCAAAGCATACAAGTCATTCCCCGATCCGTTTATAGGAGCAGTCAAATTAACAACACGACAGTAGTTAATTGGAAAATCCTTTCCGATAGCACTTTTAGAAGTTGAGATTAAATTTTTCAAATTCTTAAACTGCGTAGTTGTCATAAGTCCATCTAATGTTTCCGATGCATTTCTTTTAATGTCATCTAATGACAATGTTACCAAGCCTGTTTTATATTCCTCATTATTTGTACCTTTTACCCCGGCTACAGATCCTGCTACATATTGAGCAATTTTTTTAGCCAGCTCATCTGTTAGACTTTTGGTCACATCATAAATGGTATATATATCAAGTGGTGCTGTATAGGGTATACTTGATATATCTGTGATACTCAAAGATTCAATTCTTACTTTATACAGCGGCATATCATCTATAAGGTCTCCACCGTCTAAAATATTCCCTTTCATATACTCCGGAACTGGCGGTTCTCCTTGAGAAACAGCCGTACCTTTTATAACAACCAGTGATGCGCTTTCTTTAGCACTATCAGCATTTTTAGAATATCTCATGCAGATTAAATCTATTCTAGTCATTCCAGATACGCCATTTTCAATCGTTACATCCTCGTAGTCGTTAGGCTCAATACCCATCTGTGTACCTTGATTGATGAGCATACCATCTTTTATACGGATTTGGTTATTGTTTAGTTTTTCTGCAGAAAAACTATTGCCATAATTCAATATGAATTTTTTTGCTCCGAATATTGAGCTGTTTTTAGCTCTATCATCATCTGATGTCACATGAGCTACACCTGTGTAGCCAGTAACGATATTTACTGCCATATTATATCTCCTTTCTTATATATAATAACATACATACACTTTCTTTACAATTATTTCTTTGTTTCATAAGTACATTGCACGATATTTTTTTGAATCGTTATAATTTTTTTGCTGATAGGTGCATTAACAACTAGTCCGGTGACGTTATCAATTCCTCCTACAATATCATTCAGATCATAGGTCTGTTGGACAGCACTAAGGTCAATGGAAAGTTCATCTTTTGAATATATCTCTTTGATTTGTTGTAATGCCGTTTTCACCATTTCTGCGTAATTGTCAACTACTTTCATGTAATAGGAATTTGGAATAAATGTCATTCCTAAATCTACATTTTCTCTTTTCTCGTATATTTTTCCAGATTCCCAAGTAGCTGAGGATGTGGTTCTTGTCGTGTACACACCTATCTTACTGCTATAGGTTGCAAAGTTAGGTATAGGTGTATTAGTTGTTTTTTTGTAAACAGTTCCTACCTTTGAAAAATTAGGATTTACGGATTTTGAAGATTTTTTGTAAAATTTATTTTTATGCCAAGGCAAAGATTTGTTATAAATCCAGTAGTCACCTGCTTTTGCATATCCTCCCGCTGAGGACATTTTAATGTAATATTCTCTCCAATTCTTACTCCAATCAGAAGGCTTTCTTGTAGTTAATTCGTAAGTGTCTTTTGTCTCGGATGATACAGCTGACCAGCCTTTCCCGTAATTTGGATTTCTACCTAAGTTTTCATCATTTACATCTTTGTTGACACCAGTGCCATCGTTGAGATAATAATTCTCATAGTCTGTACCCCAGTTTTTAGGTTTCTTAGTCACTTTTGTATAAACATCTTCAACGATTGGGACTATATTTTTATACGATCCTGGATTTTCTGTGTCAGGAATCAAATAATTAGTATAGCTTATAAGCCAATCATAGGGCTGTGATGTTAATTTTACATGCTCTAATCCATCTTCTTTAGTGACAGCGGAGTAAGTATATTCCCCTGTAGAGGTGTCAAAAGATTGGGTGTAGTAGTTTTCATAATTCCAATCCCAGTCCCAGGGTTTTCCTTTTGTCAAAATATATAAGTCTTTTGTGTTTCTTTTTAGCTGTTCGTAGGATATATCATCTTCGCTGGAGTCATCCGATACTTTATAATAATTGCTATAAGAGCTATCCCAGTCATAAGGTTTTGTACCCAATTTCAAATAATTGTTAGTGGCTGAAGCGGTCAATTCCAAAAGTGTGTCATATTGCTTTTCACCAAAAATTACCTGACTTCTTCTGTCCAAAATGTAGTCGCTGTCTTGTAGTGGATTATCTGTTAGTGTATAGGGTTGTATTCCTCCGTTTTCATCTGTATACAGGTGTATGCAGATAGATTTTTCTTTATCTAAACAAATAAAATGATTCGGAAGATTCGTGTATTTTTTAATCTCAAAATTCAGCTGGGAAGAATCAAATTCTTCATCGGTAGCATAATTGTATGCCTCAACTGGTTGAACTGAAAACTTGCCTTCGTTCCAGACTATTTTCAATTTTGCTCCATTCGCCAAAAGTAAAGCATTCACAGCGTTAAATACAGGAGTGCCATATTCCTTAGAATATATCGGAAAGTCTACACCTTCTAAAATTTCTACGGTATCAATAAATCCGGTGTACCTAAACATATCTACAAGACAGTCATGCACATTCCCGGCTATCTCGTAGTAAGCGTATGGATATACTGGCTCTAAGCATCGGCTATTTAATATGCCATGAGCGGTTCTTCCTCCGTATTTGATGGTACCGTTTTTGGTGTTTGAATAAACACAATCAACGACACCTCCTATATCAGTGCCAGGAATATATAGCTTATATCCAGCCTTACATACATTATTAGCAGAATCTGTCTCTACTTCAAAAGTATTTTCAGAAGAGCCAAAAGCCATGTCCAAAGTGTAATTTGATAAAACGCCTAATTCTTCGCCGGTCTCGTTGCAGTATATAAAATCCATAGTATCACCTACCTTAATATTTGAATTTTGGAACACTTCTTAATGCGTACGCTTTTAGTGTGATTCTCGAACCTTTTGGAAAAGAAACATGAGAAGAACCATTTACAGTTTTCATTTTCTCAAAAATGTAGTTCTCTCTGTCTCTTTTGCTAAATTCATTTACTTCTTCTCCGTCCACTTTTATTTTTTTAATCGTTTTTTTCACTGAATTTACTTTCAAAATTTCATTTTGCTCCAGCTTTGTATATACCCTATACATATGATCCATAACGATTATATAAGGCACCTCAATAGGCCCTTCAAAGGTTAGTTCAAAGTCAAACGGAATAAAGGAATCAGAAATGAATCTTGTTACTCCTGTAGAAGGTCTGAAATCATATGGATAATCATATGGATAGTCTGTGTCCAATGTGTAATCTGTATCAATCGTATCTAATCCAAAGATTCTTGAGACTTCATGCACCCATTTCCCAGTCTCACACAATGCTGTATAATCGTTTTTCAAAACATATGCTCCAGGTTTCCAAACGCTAGTAGTCTTTTTAGTAATGTAACAAGTCAAATAATAATCCTCATCTACAATCAACCTTCCAGGAGAAACAGCATCAATATCCTTTTCAAATATTTCATTCATTTGATCCATTAAATCATAGTAACTTTTTTTTGAATCTGCTGAAATTCTTATAGAGAATGTCTTTTCTATAAATTCTCGGTTAAAAGCTGTGACATATTTTGCATAGTCATTTTTTCGTGTATAGTTCCAGGAGTAATCAAATAGGGTGGTGTCCCTTAATATCTTGTAGGAATCACTGCAAAGATTGAGTTCTTCCCCTAAATGGTTTATATAAACTATTTTTGTCATTACATCACGCTCCTAACTATTCTTCCAAACTGTCTTTCTCCAATCTGCACCGATAATCCAGCCTTTTCTAAAGAATCTACCATTGTATCACCCAAAGATCCTAAACCAGTGTCAAGCGACACTCTTATATTGCTTGCTAGTTCTGTGTTCATGGCATCTTGAATCGTACTCATACCTTGCTTGACCATTGTGACTATTTGCGTTTGAGGGGCGGCTTTTTTGAAGCCTACGACCCAGCCTTGGCCTAAAAACTTACCACTTTCCGTCGTTATTTTAGACGGAGACTTAATTTTTGCGGCTTTGTTTCCAGCTGAAAGAGCATCTTTAACCATTGATTCAACGGCACTTGATAATCCATTGGATCTATTTTCCTCATTCAAACCATTCACAAATCCTCTTACGATATTTTTACCGGCTTTTCCAAACTCTGTCAATGCTTGACTTGCTTGTTTTTTAGCGGCACTAAGTTGTTTTTTGCTGATATTAGCATCACCATTTTTAACAGCTTTATATAATTTATCATAATTTGCTACAGCATTTTCAGCTTGTTTCTTCAGCACTGTATCTGATACAGTTCCATGCTTTTTCAGCCCAGTGGCAAGATCCTCACTTGCTTTATTCATCTTCTTTGTAGATTTGCCGACTGAATTAAGAGCTTGCTCATAGTTAGAAATAGTAGTCACCATATTCTCATAAGTGGCTTCGGTTTCTTGTACGGCATCTTTTGAATCCATATACACTTGAGCGGCATCTCCTTGAGCTTTTAAAGCTTTTTCCCACTGTTTTGTCCTACCCTCTATTTCTGATTGGCTCATACCCGCTTTTTCTGCTTCGTGCTTTTTGTCCAAAGCCTCTTTTACTTTTTGCTGTGCTTTTTTATAATTTTCTTCCGCCTGTGTTAAAAGTTTTCTTTGCTCAGTCAGCTTAACCGCCAAAGAAACTTCATTCTTCTTTGCCTCATTATATTCGGATGTTTTGGCATCGATTGTATTTTTAAGTCTTGTTTGAGCAATATACTTATCCATTTTGGAATTTATTTCTGATAAATTTGTTATCTTTTTGGAATCCCAGTCAAATTCTATTCCTAAAGCTGAGGATAATTCCCCAGTAAGATATTGCGCTCTTTCTTCATAGCCTTTCTTAATATTGCCGTTTTCATCTGTGATATTCTTTAATTCCGACCAGTATTGTCTTGTCCTGTCAGTTTCTATATCAATTTGAGAAACTCTTGAATCTGCCTGTTCCTTGGCGCTCAGATAAGAATCGGAAAGTCCTTGCACTTCTTCTTTTTGCTTGGATAACTCTTCTGTCAATCTTGAATTGGCTTCTGTGATCTTATCAAAGTTGGAAGATATTGTATCACTTTCTGCTGAGGATGTTGCAACAAATGCGGCTATTGCTGTAGTCAATGTGACTATTCCTGTTATGATAGCCATTATAGGATGCGCCGACATGACCGCCCATAATCCCATAAGAGCGGCTTTTACAGTAGGAATTATAGCTACAAGCGTACTCATGATCGTTATTATAGTGGAAATTGCCTTGTAGGCTAAAAATCCAGCAAGAACTGATGATATTATCGGAAGTATTATTTCCATATTATTAGCCAACAATCCAAAAGCCTCTGCGATCAAAGGTATCACATTACTAGCTAAATCAAGAACGGTGCTAATAACAGGTTTCAAAGCATCGTAAATGTTGAGGATATATTTCCAAAGTGTTTGAAGAATCCTTCCTAAACTGCTCCATATTGATTTACCAGCTTTTCCTATCTGGGAAAGCATATTGCTAAATGACTTTCCAATGTTTTGACCAAATAACATAGTCACTATATCAGTGGATGAGGATTTGATAGACTTGAATATTCCCGGTATCTCTTTTGCTATAGAGGAAACCAAAGTTTTCAGAAGAGATACAGATGTGGTCAATAAATATGGAAGAATTGACGGTATATTATTCACTATCGTTTGAAGCACTTCCGATATTTTAGAAACCACTTTCGGTATCATTTGATCTATGAATGATATTAGTTCCGGACCAATCTTTGTTGCGTATGCAATCATATCGGAACCTAATTTTTGCAAGCTCCTAAAAACTTTTGGTCCAACTGTGCTTATTATATCAATGATGGAGTCCAGTAGTTTTGGAAAAGTCTTAACAAGGTATGATGTTATCATCGGAACGAATTCTTTCAGCCCTGTAGAAACTAACTTTCCCACGCCATCAAGTGTTCTGCTGATAACTGGAGTTAAATTCTTCATAACAGTTTCAACAGATGCTATAAACTGGTCGAATACTTCATCAAAGTTTTTTCCTGTTGACATCGCCACCAGCAAATTTTGCCAAGAAGATTTCATTGAATTAACTGAACCCTCTATGGTTGTGGATGCTTCCTTTGCGGATGTGCCTGCTATTCCTAGACGCTGTTGCATGATGTGGATAGCGTCAACTATCTGGTCGAATGATACCTTTTGGTCTAAATTCTTTGCTGTTAAATCTTTTGCCGCATTTCCTAATACCCCAGAATCTGCTACAAGCCTTGCCATCTCCGATTTTGTACCGCCATAGCCAAGCTTCAGATTATCCAGCATTGTATAGTTTTGCTTTGCAAATCCTTGATACGCATTTTGAATCATCCGCATATCTGTACCCATCTTATTAGCATTATCGGACATATCAATAATAGCTTTGTTGGCCTTGTCTGCGGCTTTATCGGTGTCTCCTTTTAATCCTTGTAATAAAGAAGCACTAAATGAGGTGACTGTTTCCATATAATCATTGGCGGACAGCTGTGCCGTCTTGTATGCTTGATCTGCATATTTTTGGACTTTTTTACTTGATTTCTTGAAAAGTGTATCAACACCTCCAACTAACTGCTCATAGCTTGCAAAAGCCGATACGGCACTTTTTCCGACTGCTACTACTCCAGCCCCAACTGCCGCAACACTAGCGGTAACAGCTTTAGCCCCAACTTTCACGCCTTTTGTTATTGTACTGGTCATTGAGGATAGACCAGATTTTAACCCATCTTCGTTCAAGCTGGTATCAATAACTACAGACCCATCTGACATTGCTTCACCTCCTAACTGTTATAAAAAAGATCGTTTATTTCTTTCATTTCTTCTGAATCCCTTACTTCTTTAGGGAATGACCATATTCGTTTTAATTCTTTTCGTACAGATTCTTCCGATCTTGTGTCTTTCTTGTAACTCCTCATATAGATGATATTTTTTATCATGCAGTTATCTGGCAACGAATTAAATAAAGCCAAAAATTTATGCCAGTGCAGATATTCTATATCTACAAGATCAATATGGTAACAACTCATGAATGATGCATAAATGTAACTTCCATCCTTGATAAAATCAATTACTTTGGTAGTGTCTGTCACATTATGCTCAACTGGTGTGACTTCTTTTGGAGCAATGAACTGCTTTATTTGCTCCATTGTTTCATCTATATGATTTGTACATATTTCAAAATCTATTGGAAATCGTATACATTCCAAAAGATCCTGTATAGAAATTTCTTCTTCTGACATTTTTTCCGAAAAATTGAGCCAGAATCTAAAATCTGTTTTTATTTCAACAAAACTCCCAGACACTATTATAGAATCCGGGAGCCCTTTTCTGCTTAGATCAATCATTATTTGTATGCCTTCAGCTTTTCTGTGGATTCGACAAGCTGTGCCACTTTATTTAATTGACTTTCATCAATTTTAGAAGCAATCTTGTCATTGCTGTAAGTTGTCAGCGGAGAATTGTAAGTATCCACGATTCCTAAAAACATGATATTCACATCATTAGGATCCACATCCTTAAATTCCCCGATAAGATCCACTAGTTCTGATTCTCCAAGCAAAGAACTGAGAAAAGTATACATTCTCTTTAGCTTATCCCGGAATCTTGCATCAGAATCTGAGAAAAGTGTTACTTGCTCAATCTCTTCCGCAATACCCATTGTATATTTTGGAAGAGCAACCGCATCTCCTTGCTGTGTGTAATAAGTATAATCTTTCATTGTGTTTTGCCTCCTTTTATTTTCTACTAAAATACATTCTCAAAGATTTGTTAGAAGGTGTTGAGTCATGCGGCAGACGACTTTGTAAAAGATGGCGCACCATCCTCGATTGTGTAAGTACCTTTTTCAATATCACCACCGATTTTAAGAGAAAATGTAATCTTACCATCTACAGTATTTAATACTTTTGATGTAAGTGTAGCAATTCCTCTCCAAGCTCTCTTATCCGTTCCACCAAAACACATCAAAAACGGAACTTTTGTTGCTGATCCAGTCGGCAGGTCAAAGAGTTCTTTTGCCAAGAAATCATATACAGCATTTCCTTCATAGCAAGCAATCTCCTGCGGAAGCTCCGGTTTGTTGGAGTTAATCTCTGTTACTGCATTTGCATAGCAGATATAATCCATATCCTCTTCCTGCTCGTTTATTGTAAGTTCAAAAATTGTGGAAAAGTCTATTCTTTTCCATATACAAGCGGCCAGGGTCAAATCTTTATCAACATCCAAAAATGGAATAAACTGATTCCTGGTCAACTTAGTCATAGCATCTGACATATCATTACTTCCTTTCTAAATATTCAGTATAAAATTGTCCCTCATATCTTGCAATGTTAGGATTATCATCTGTCACATACACTTCCGGGGCTTTATACACACAACCAATATCACTGACTGTGATATTATCCCCTAATTCTGGATATGATCCAGATTCATTTTGATCCTCAACATATTTAATTATTTTATCAAAAATTGACATTGCTTCAAAGTTCAGATCACTGGTGCCAGCTTCGTCATAGTCTTTCACGATATTCACATAAAACAATAATCTGACTTCTTTTGATCCGTCATTATAAGTGTTTATCGTGACGCTGGAGGAATTAGAATTGATAGAAGCGGAACCTGCATCCAATGGGATCACATTAAAATAGACATAAGATCCAATATTTTCGCAGTTTAGCAACCACTCTGCTATCTTTTCATAAATATCATTCATTTTATTTCCTCCTGATATACTCTGTTATGGCTTTAGCAACCATTTCTTTGTTTTCAGCAAATGCTTTTTCTTCCCAATGACTTGTAGCCAAAGGGTGCTGTTCCTTGCTATAATTTAATAGGCGATCTGTCTTGCTTATGCCTTGCCACTGATAATGTGAGTAAGGTTGCACATATTTGACTTTCCAAGGTTCTGTTGTGTAGCTTGAGCTTAACAGACCTGAATCCATTGGAACATATTTCTTAAAAACATTTCCCCAAGTTTCTGCGGAAAATCTGCCAACCTTATCATCAAGTATATGGCTTACTATTTTTGGTGCGGGTTCTATTTCAATAGTAACACCCATAATATCAAACCCCCATTACTCGGAATTCAAAATTTGCTGATAACTTACGATCAACCTGCTGAATACTTCTAATGTCGCAGGTAAACGGCTCATATTGGTTTTTTATTGTAACTACATTACCATCCGTTACTTCTTCTTTCACTTCTCCTAATATGATTGTATCGGAAGAGCTTAAAGTATAGACACCGGATTTATCAGCTAAATCTTTCCAAGCATTATAAGGAATATATTTACCTGTAAATGGGATTAAGACTGTGAACTGCTGTCCCATTGATACGGTGGTACCTGAAACATTTGAGACGCTTGTTACGGCATATTCGCAATCGTTTAAAATTGTCTTGTACCATACATCTCTATTTGTGGCTGAATCTTTTCTTTTCAGCTTATTCAGAAGCGTTATTTTTCCTCTCAAATCTTACCCACCTCCCTCTATAGAATAGTTCTGGGTATTTCGGGTATAGATACTCCATCATGATCGTGCAAAAGCGTTCAGAAACGGACTTTTCCAAGTCTTTAGATGTATCATATCCAAATGTTTCTATGCCATTGCTATAGGAAGTGATTCCAACTCCTGAATTGCTTAAATTGTTCACCTCAAATTGTATATCTAAAAGTTTTGCCTCAGTCATTTTAATGGATTCTGGAATTTCTGTCATATTTTTTATAAATTTTGACAAATTACCAGAAGTGATATAATCCATCTTAGATTCTACCTCAAATTGTAATAATGGGAATGCATCCTCTGTACACTTCCCATTCAACTTCTGATATTCGTCAAATGTCAAATAATTCAAAGAACACATCCCCTTCCATTACTCAGCTTCTGAGGCGGAGGCAACCTTAGTCGCTGACTTATTAGCTGATCTTTTTTTAGGAGTCTTCTTAACTGGTTCTGTAACTACTTCCGTAGCACCGTGTTTCAAATACTGCTGTGCTACGGATTTGTTATGCACTGTTAAAATGACCCCGGTTGGCAACTGTATTTCCATGATCCATCACTCCTTATGCAGATGTTACTTTCGTCTTACCTACACGAACAACTTTGCTGGAAGAATCCAGTTCTACAACAACGATTTCTTTATTGCTAGTGGCTTCAATTTCAGACGAACCATCCCAGGTAGTATATCCGCTAACTGTAGATTGCAAAGAAGGAATATCAACGGAATCATCTACCTTGTAAGAATAAGTGTTTGCGCTGTTCAGTTTACCCGGAGCTACAGAAATCTTTGTTTTACCAGAAGATGTTCCTGCTTCGGATGTAACTGTCATTACTCCGCCTGGTGCATAGTACAAGATTGTTTCCGGAGTAACAACCTTTGTACCATAGTAGAAGAAAAGCTCAACTGCCATATCCTCTGACAGCGGGATTTTTTCTGCTGAATACGGTGTACTTTTAACCGGCTGTGCAATAGATCCATCAACCTGAAGGATAAAGCTACATCCTTGTGGAAGTCTTACAGTCGACATGATTCTTACACCGTGATAGGTCTGGAATGTTTCAGCCGCTGTATCTACATTTGCATTATTGGTCTCTTCATCCAGGTACTTTCTGATCTTGCTGTAAACCTGTGGAGTACACTGTATAGACATCAGTGAGCGATCAACACCGTCGATATAATCATTTTGCAATGTTTCCAGTGTAACAATAGCCTCTTCCAGAATATCCTGGATTGCTGTTGTTCCGGAGGACGGTGTGAACTGTGTTCCTTCTTTTACACCCTCCTTGAAAAATTCAGAATCTAATTCTGCCGCCATTCGCATAGCGTGATTTGCAGATCGTTTAGCGATCAAACCGTCTACTCCTAACAAAGAAATATCTTTCTGAGATATTTCCTCTATAAACTCTCGATCCTGGTCAATAGCAACTGTTACTGGCTTACCCTCGATATTATCGCCTTTTCCGTTTGTTCGAGCAGTGCCGTATTTCTTTGATGTAGCATTTGCAAATCTCTTTGCTTCTACAGTACCGGCATCTGGGTCTCCGGAAAGATCAGTATTTTTGATCTGTCCTGAAATTGTCGCTTTCTGCACATTCTCAAGGACTCCATCGTATGCTTCGCTTAATAGCATTTTGCCATCTGGGTCTAAAAGAACGCTTAAAGATGTTATTCTTGCCATTTCTAATCTCCTTTACTTAATACTTACCAAATCCTTGGTCTTTCCTGTTTCTCTGGTTTCTGCGGTGGTTCCGGATCCTTCCCTGTTGATTTTGATGCAAACTGTGGCTTCGGTGTATCATCAGGTTTAGGATCATCTTTATTCTCTGTTACAAAGGCACCAGCATCTGACTTTTTATAAGATTCCAAAAATTCGTCAAATCCTTGCAATTCACCATCTTTGAGCTTCATTTCCTCTTTCAATGCATCCGCAATAAATGCTTTTTTTGCTGAATTTGATGAAAACTTTATGTCAGACACTTTCCTCTGGACAGCAAACTCATAGGCTTGTTTAGCCAACTGCTTTTCATAATCTGTTTTAGCTGTGTCATAAGTGGACTGCAATGTTTCAAAGTCTTTTTGTAAACTCTTCAACTTTTCCGAATCTGTGCCTGCAGCATTCAGCTTGGTTTGCAAATCTTTTATATCTGCATCCCTCTGCTGTATATCGGAATCATACTTATTCTTGTAAGTCTCAGCGTCCTGCTTGGCTTTCTCCAGCGTTGTTTTCAAATTATTGACTTCATTTACTGTCTTATAATTCTCCGCCAACACTTTGTCAAATTCTTCTTTTTTGTCCTCTGGCAGTGTTATGCCAAATTTTTTGAAAATCTCATAAATGTTAGTCATTTACCTTTCCTCCTATAATCTAAAATGATTTATTTAACCCGCTTTCCGGGTTGTGGATTACTTATAAACATATTATACACAAACTATCAACATTTGTAAAGTAGTTTTTTGTGAAAATGTTAGTAGTTTGTGTATAACTTGTTGATAACTTAACTTACACACAAATTATACACAAATTGTTGATAACTAACAACAAAAAACAAAGTTACCAACTATAATTGTTGATAACTTTGTTGATAAAATGTTAATAACTACAGCTTATACCCAGGAACACTTGCTCTATCCCATTGTTTTCGTAGATTTGCTTGTTTTGCTGTATAAAAATAAGCTTGTTTTAACTTTTTCAGCTGTTTTTCTTGCTTCTCTGTATCAAACCCAGCTTTATTCAAAGCCATGATCTTTTCCTGTGCATATCTCATTTTAGTTTCCAGATTTCTCATTGTCTGGCTCGCTTCATATCGTGTTATTTTAGTTCCATTCAGTTCAATTTTTTCTTTTGAAAAATCCTGCATACTCTTTAGTTCTTTCTGTGTGTATGCTGGAGGAGATATTCCTAGAACTATATAGGATATTCCATGCTTACAGTTACAAGTGCCGAAGTGTCGTTTCAAAGAATCGTTAATACTATGATATTTAGAAAGACTATATTGAAGACCCTGATAAGGCAAATGGTCTTCTGCACATAATCCATGAGCATCAATCTCAACTCCATCCGCACCATATTGTCTGCCTGCTTCTAATCTTACACCATAGTTGACTTGACGAACTCCTTCTAAAATGTTCATTCTCGCCGCACTATCCAATCTTCGTGTTCTTCCACTTGAATACTGAACCCTGGCACCTTTGGCAGATTTATCGGCTACTATTTTTTGCAATACTTCTTGATAACTGTCCATTCCTGTAGCCACTGTGTCTATTGCTAAGTCAATAGCATCTCTGTAGTCGTTGGATATATTTGTGGTATTGGACATATTAGCAAAAGTTCCTGCAGTTAAATTTTTTACAGAAGCTATATAATTCTGTATTGCGATGTTCTTTGAAAAAGAAGGTTGAGTGATTCCTCTATGCTTATATAGATACGCCACATCCTTATATATTTCTTCTGCACTACGATCATACAGCTTATATATCTCTTGTAAGGCTAGTCCAGATTGTTTTGATAGGTACAGATTGATCTCCTCAATGTTGTTACCCATTTTTGCCATTTGCTCCAACCTGTGCATATTGTCCTGATCTAATTTACCTATTTCTTTTATCTGTTCCGCCATTTTTGAAAGATAAAAGATATTTACTTTTTCGAACCTGTCCGCTATTCTAAAAGCAATGTTAGTTAATTCATCATCTGCTATAGCCATTCACATCACTCCTCATTTTGATCAGGATTAGATTCTAAAGAATTGTCACTAGTTCCTGGCGAACTAAAAAGGTCATTCATCATGTTCTGTTGTGCTTGTTCTTGCATCTTATCAATCTCCAGCTGTGCTGATTCTATAGATTCTCCTGTGTACCATGCACGAACCTCTGCTTTGCTTAAAATACCAGCGGTTTGAAGTGTCAATCTATGTTCCAATTCTGTATCTGTATCTGTCAAAATGCTGTCTTTCCAATCAATATTGGTATCGTACTCACCAGCAGGAGCAAGATTATACAGCTCTGCAAACACATTTAACGCATACACCACATCCAAAAGGCATTGTTCTAACGCTGATTGTAATTCGGAAACTGTGATATATGTTCTTTGCTTAACCAGCTTGATCTCTGTTGCTGTTCTTGCTTCCGCTTCCACTTGAGAAAGTGTACCTCTTGCAAGTCCAATCATATCCTCTATTTTATTTGTGTAAATATTCAGGCCTTGAATATAATTGGTGTCTCTTAACCCAGGAGCCCAAGCCTTATAAGTATCGTCCTGTCCCATATCAAGTCGACGATATAATCTATCTTGCAGATCGTCCATTACTGCTTTTGTTCCAAAGTAGCCATCCGTATAAGTCAAAGCAGTAGGGTCTACATCTATAGCAAGCTGTCCTCCCTTATATTCCCAGTCAAGGCGGCTGAACTGTTCATCTGCCTTTTTTATCAAAGTGCGGGCAGGGCTAAAAATAGATATACCCAAAGGGCTTTTCATATCAATGTTGTTTGCAAGTGGAACTTTGAAAAAACCATACAAAGGCTTTTCTACATCTTCCAAAACCACTGGCTCTTCGCTGATACCTGACCATCTTTCAATAGAGGATAAAGGTATCTCTTTTCCTAAATCTTGTTCTGTATCATCACTATTGTCTTTATTGATCTGCGCTTTAAAAGCTTTGTTTTCTATCACGATCATATTTTTCTGCTGTGAAAATGTCTGCCGTTCTACTTTTGTGTACACATATTTTCCTGATGTAAACTGATCGAAAAAAGCAATGTCAATAATGTTCTCTTCATCATCAAAAGTAATTGGGTAGAATTCTCCTTGATAATTAAAATCAAGATAAAGCTGTCCATTGCTCATATACGGCTTTATAATCATTCCACCAAGTGCTAATGCTTTCTCAAATGCTCTTGGCAATTTCTTTATAAGTCTTTTCTGATATATTTCGTTCAAAAATGTAGCTCTTGTGTTTGCCTTCTCTAACTGATCTTGTGATATTTCATCATCCACTCCAGGCTCTGTAATTGATGTTTCCATCTCGGAAAGTGTCTGTTGCTGTAAGGACTGGCAGATCTGCTTTCCTAATCCTAGAGAATAGATACCCTTGTCCTCATCAAGCCAAGGACTTTCGTCCTTGTATATTGATTTCCAAAGTTCAAAAGCATCCGACATTTCATCGGATATAGTGTTATCGTTTAGTTCAAATGCATCCGTGATTGACTTATATCCAATCATCTTTTCTATTGCTTCGTAAATGAGGTTTAACAGTTTTTTTATCATTTATAATCTCCTTTCTTTTATGCTCCCCTTCTCTTCCATACTTTCTCCATTGCGTATCTTGTCATATCAATGCTGTGGTTATCAGCATCTGGATATACCGAAGTAGGATTGCCATCTTTATCCAATTCATACTCGTATTTCTTAAATTCTTTAGCAGTTTCCGGGCATCTTACAGGGTCTATAACAATCTTTATAAGAGATTGCAACCACTTCATGCCATATCTTACACTATCAGGGCCTTTTTCTGCTCCTCTTGCATTTATTCCATAGCTTCTATAATCTGCTATGGACTTATTCTCAGCGCTATCACAAGTTACTACATCATATCTTCCAAGTTTGAATTTATCTTTGAGAATTTTTCCTGTTTCGCTATTCCTCATTTTGTTTGTCCGGAATTCTTCAAAGATATACAAAGTCATCCTTGCAGAATCATAGTGCATACAACCATAATGGAACGGGTCTGGAAACCATCCCCAGTCTACACCTCTATACAATCTATCAAAGCTTGCTATTTCAGCATCGGTTATCTGCCTGATTTCAAGATTGTCAAATACTTCTGTACCATTGCCAACGGGTATTCCAAGATATTCATGCTCATATGCTTTTGGATTTACCATTTTAAGCCATTCAGCATCATCTATGAACTGTTGACCCAGCCACTCTATAGGGGATGTTAGATAGGTTGTTTGAGATACAAGTGTATCTTCTCGCAACTTCTCTTTCTCTATATAATCATTTGCCCAGTTTTGTCTGGACTTTGGCGGGTTCATTGATTTGAATACAACGAAATCATTACCACCACGAATGACAGATTGCTGTACTTTACGGATTTCTTCTTCTCCAGCAAATTCGTCAAATTCCTCGAACCAAAGATAACCTATATATCCAAACGGTACTTTGATTGACTTTGACTTAGCGGCTTTGTCTAATCCTTTGAATATGATCTTTTGTCCGGTTGGCAGATATTCGGCTCTCATTGGTGATTTAGTTAGTTTCCATAGATGATTTACACCTAAAATATCAACGGCCCATTCGATCTGTGAAAATACAGAAGTCTCTAATGTATCTCCAACTTTTCTATAAATGACTGCGTGTTTTTTAGCATTTTCCTTTTTCATCATATTATAAATTATTTCTATAGACACAAAGGAAGATTTCAATGAACCACGCCCGCCAGTCAAATCATAATAGGTATGTCTTCCAGATTGTATATCCTTATGCACACTATAAAATGCTTTTCCAATACATTTGGAAAGTGGTCTACCTTTAATTACTTTTCTCATCTAAATCATCCTCTATCTCAATATCCTCTGAATCAGGAATATCGTCTATAATATTGACAGCACATTCCACTTGAATACTTTTGGCCCTTACATCCAAACGCTTCGCAAGTTCTCCAGCCGCTCTTGTTCTATCACTTAATGAAGCATCAATATCAAACTGATCTTTCTTTTCACCCCTCATCACAGAAGTAAGATACTCCATCACTTCCTGAATATCTGCAATCTTTTCCGATTCCAGTCTTTCGTTTATTGCGTCTATATAATTGACGATTTTAATGTTTTTTAGTAGGTTACAACCTTGTACATGAGCTGTTTTAGGACTATATCCTGCTTTGATTGCAGACTGTGTGATGTTATTTGTTTTCATATACTCTTGTACAAATCTTGCTTGTCTTTGGTTCAAATACTTCTTTGCTTCTTTTTCTTTGCTTGTTTCTTTACTCATTATTTTTTACCTCCTGCCAAAATTCATTTAATGTGTTTATTACTTTGATTTGTGAGGCTGTTTTTATAACCTCCTTATTATTATGTTTTACTATATACATTTTAATAAATCTATCTTGTTCTTTAGAATAAAATTGATTTGTATTTATGCATACTATTACTCCTTTTTGTTTTAATGCTGTTTGTAATTTAAACATTATTTTAGACATATCTGCCACTACTTTCCCCGCCTCCTTTTTTATTTTATTGTTTTTTGTACAATTATACAATATTTTTAATCAAATGTAAACAATAAAAAAGTAGGTAGAATACCTACCTACTTTTTGCTATAATATGTTTGCATGAAGTATTTATTTATTTGCCTATCCAAACGCTTTTTCTTATTTGCTTTTTCAATCTCCTCCTTATACTCTTTATACTTTTCACAAGTGCAATGACAATCTACACTTCTATTCTTACAATCTCTTACACATGGTATTTTCATAAACTATTTTCCTTTCTCTAGTCATTCAACATCAATCCTCCTCACTAAACATACCGGATGCAAAATCACATTTGATAGGCTTGTCTCCAAGGACTTCTACTTACAGATCTCCATATCTTAATCTGACTATGATCGTGCAGTCCTGTAATTCAAAAACCTGTGTTTCTCCGTCTTCCATTTTAGCGCCTTTCCCATATTCATTTTCATACACTTCAAGAATTTTTTTCATAAAATCATTCATTTTCATAATTCTCCTTCCATAACTTTTTATGGTTGTTTTCTTGCTGATACTTCTTCCAGCACACCGCTCCCATTCCCAATTCTATTGCTTGAGGATTCTTTAATTTCCTTCCGCATCTTTTGCATACTGTTTGTTTTCGATTATTCTCCATGTTATTTCCTCATTCCTAACTGACATAAAATACAGCTTTCTATTTTTTTGAGTTCTGCTTTTGAAACATTTCCACACCAACCCTTCAGGTATCTCTTGTCTATCGTTGTTATCTGTTCACACAACGCATTATTGATTCTTCCTTTGAAAACAATGTCCGCATGAGCCGGCAATTTTTTAACCCTTGTGGTTAATGGGATAATATTGACATTTTCACAATATGTATTGTTATAATCATTGCTAATAATGATAGCCGGTCTTATCCCTCTTTGGTAGTGATTCCCAGTTGGAAATACTTCTGCAAAATCAACCCAATATACTTCTCCTCTTTTAATCATATACAATGCTCCTTCAATATCTTTTTTGCAATTTTTAACTGTCTTGAAACTAAACTTTAACTAACTCCAACCATATCTGCTATTTCCTGTTGACCATACCCCAGATAAGACAGTTTACATAATTGAACAAGCCTGTCATCATCCAGTAGCTTTGGTATGTCAAGAAGTATCATTTTATCAAACACATCTCTGTCACCTGGTATAATGTCATACAATTCCGTTCTTCTATTTTCACTGTCAGGACAAGTCTCACTGGACAAGCTTATCACAAGTGCGTCTCTTTTTGTCGCTTTCTTATTTCTTATCTCAATCAAATGATCCATCTTAAAACAATGCATTGCAAAAGTGGAAAATTTACCTTTGCTTGGATCAAACTTTTTTGCTGCTTTACATAAAGATAACGCTAATAGGTCATAATATTCAGTCTCATCCAAGTTATTTTTGTTTATGTAAAAATATATGAGGTTGTGATTATCCTCAACTATTTTCTTTTGTTCTGATGTAAGCATATATCCACCTCCTAACTTTCCATTGAGTAAAGAACATCTAACTCAATATCTTCAATCTGCTCTGGTGTGAAACCTAAACCACGCAACACATCCGCTCTTTTATCACAGTAGATAGATGCTTCCAGCGTGCTATCTTTATAAAAGATAAGCATAGCCTGCTTAAAACTTTTAACCGCTCTGTCACGGATAAAAGAATCAACATCACTCTCGCATTTGAAGTGTACTCCGTCAATGTAATATCCTTTATAGTTTCTCATAAAAATCACCTTTTTAACCTTTCTTTATTGTTTTCTTTGTTTTATTATGTTTATATTGTAATACATAAAACTTATTTTGTCAAGTATTTTTATGTAAAAAACCTGCTTTTATTTCAAGCAGGTCAATACTAAATAATCCAAAGCTATATCTTCATCCACTTTTCCCATCTTTATACTAGCTTCTACTTTTTGACAAAAAAGCATATTTCTTCGTAATTCTGATAGACTATATCCTCCCATGTTTTTATTGCAACCCCATAGTTCTCCTTTTGTTAAACCAGTTCTTTCCATTGCGCCTTTCTTATTATTTCCAAGCCCTTGATAAGCCAATAAATTCCGGAAACCTTTATAAAGAATAGATGCTATCATCATGGCTGGCTCACCTTTTCGTTTTGCCTCATCCAGCTTCTGTATAGCTTTTTCAGGATAGCCTCCTAATACAGCATCTGTCAGCTCAAAAGTAATATCTCCGATTTCTTTATGAAATAAACCTTGCTTATCTAATTCCTCAAAACAATCATTGGAATCTAAATTTATGTTAAAATTAGATAGTCTACTGGATTGAGCCTGCCATATTTTATCAATTTCCATCAAAATTCTTCCATAATCATTATTGCAATAGCTAATCAACTTACTTGCATTTTCATCACTTAAATCTGGTAAATCTCTATAGATGTATTGTTTTAAGACTTCATCAGATAAATGTGAAAATTCAACGATATTTTCTTTGTTTTTCTTAAAAAAAGCCGAGCGTTTATCTAAAGAGTGGTATCTCAGTATCACATAATCTTTCTTAAAATAAGACTTTACTATTTTCCAGATTTCCTCGTTTTTTATAAAATCAGGATCATCTGTGATCGTGTATATTTTTCTTGATTTGTCAAGACTTTTTTTGCCAACCTGTTTAACAGCATTGGAAACCTTTTGAGCTGGTATAATTTTACCTTCTACGGCTTGAGCTATATGTTGGATATAAATGCCCAAAATAGTTTGTTCCTCTCCAAATAGGATTAAAAAATGAGGAATAGAACCACTTGAAATTCTTGTCATAAGCTGTGCTAATTCCATCAGAATAAGCCCCCTTTCTTTTTCTTCTTTACTTTTTTAGTTGGAGGATTGGTTTCTGACTTGTAACTTCGTAAACCTATCTCAGCAATATGTTTCAAATAAGTCTTATCGTACTCATTTAGTCGGCCATACAAATCAAACCCGGTGCTTCCGTCGAAATCTTGAAAACAATAACCATATTGAGTGTTTGAAATATCTACAGTTTTTTGTAGACTAACCAACTGATGGCACAATTCATCATATTGTTTATCGGAAATAACTGGGGCATCCAATTCATAATAAGCTATGGAATTTATAATAATTTTCCTTTGAAGAAAATTTATACAAGTGATTTTATCCCAGCATCTAGGAAATCTTTGCATTTTTAATCCTCCATTATGATTAAGTCAGAATAAGGTAAATTTTCAATCCATCCGCAAAATTCTCTCCATTCATCTAACTTATGGTTCTTACGAGACTTATAAATATTCGCCAGCACCTCATAATTCATCATTACATTACGAGTCTGATTGTAACTGCTCGGAAGAAGTTGAATCATCTGCCACCAAATATATTTCTTTATTTCTTCTTTACGTTCCGGTTCATAAATATTATTGTCATAACCTAAACTATCAAAATTATTAAATCTATCTCTATTTTTATTTAATTCATCAATTATATCGTTTAGACATATGATTGCTCCTGTTTTTAAGTGTTCCGTTGAAAAATCCTCCAACGTAAACTCCTTCTCCTGAATCTTGTGCATAGTTGAACAAGAGTTCGCAACAGTACCAATTTTATATGTGTCTGCTTCTTTCCACCAATATAAAGGTGCAGTTATTCTCACATAAACGGGCATCATTCTCATAAATTTTCTATGGTCTGTGCCTGCTTTGGCTAAGCTATTCATGAGGGAGCGGTCGTTATCACCCACACATAACCCAATTTTATTTTCATTACATATACATTGACATTTTTCGTTAGCATAGCATTTAACACTATCACTCTTATCCCAACTATTCATAGGATTTCTCATACCTTCAATAACAAATTGCATTTGATTTGATGAAGGTAAAACTGTATGTTCTAATTTAATCATATTATTTCTCCTTTCAATGTCTCCAGCATTCTAATAAGCATTGATTCAATACTGGCTTTTTTATTGATGCTACTTCTTTGCAATTCCTGTCTACATGAGCATATATCTTTTATGATACAAAGGGAAAGAGAACAGAACCCATAAGAATCATATAATTTATGTTCAAATATCCTCATAAAAATCAAGCAATCTACCTTATCCTCGTCAGTCTTCTTAGCCTCTAACTGTGTAGTGGCTTTCAACAATTTAGTACCACTCTTAGTACTGAATGCTTCTAGTACATCATCCACACATTTCTCTGCTTGCAAGATCTTTTCCTTCGGTGTATTAAGGAGACCTATATTAGTGCAGTATTTTAATAAAGTTTCGTCCATTGTTACTTTTTGCATTTCTTGAATAGTATAAGGATCCATCTTTATGACTGTTCCTCTACTCTTTATTGTTCCCAACATATTATCTATATTTTGTACTGTCATAATGAAATAAGCATTATTAGGTGGTTCTTCAACTACCTTTAAGAGAGCGTTTTTTGCTTCGTTTTTCATATCATCAGTATTTCTAAAGATGTAACAGGCGGGTTCTGTGATTGTGTAAGCATTTTCTATTGTTTCTCTGACTTCCGCAATACTATTTCCCATGATTATTCCCTTTGCGTTTATCATTTTTATAATGACTTTTGCAAGCGTTAATCTTCCACTACCAATATCCCCGGAAATGATAATGAATCTTGGAACTGACTTATTACAACGCCACTGAATAAGATTATTTATGTTGTTTTTCTGACCAATCATATATTTACTCCTTTCCACAGTAAATCAAAATAGATAATTCAACTAGTGTCTTTGGGTCATTTTCCCACTTAATCTGATTATTCAACGAAACTACAAAGTCCATAACATCAAATAAACTATCATCAATAAGCTGTTCTAACTCATTCTCCAATGTATTGGGTAAGCTAATATAATCAAAGTTATTATACAAGGAATATTTTCCCACTTCCAAAATAAACTTTGAGAGGTCTTTCATGAACTGCTTTACATCTTTCCCAGAAGTATAAACATCTTCAACTACTTTAATTGAAATCTCTTTTTCCTTTTTCTCTAATGCGGATAAAAATGTTATAAATGTGCTATAATCTTCACCACCTATTGCTTGTAATACATATTTTAAACTCAAATTATTGGAAAGTGATAAGCATTTATCCATCAGTGTTATTGCGTCTCTCATACCACCTGATGAAACTTTTGCTATATATTCAACAGCATCCGCTGACCAACTAATAGGAATTTCAGATTCTTTTCCCTCTTTCTCAAGAATATCGTTTAATCTTTCAATGATTCCTTCATTGCTTATTTTCTGAAAGTTATATCTCTGTACTCTTGAAAGAATTGTAGCAGGTACTTTCTGTGGGTCCGTCGTGCAGAAAATAAAAATAGTAAATTTTGGCGGTTCCTCAAGCGTCTTTAATAATGCTTGCCACGCCCCATTTGAAAGAGAATGACATTCATCTACTATGAATATCTTGTATTCTGCGTCTAGTGGTTTTCTTTTAGCGTCTTCTATAATCTGTCTAATATTGTCTACTCCGCTATTACTTGCCGCATCTACTTCAATAGGATTTCCTTTGCTATCATTTATCATATTTGCGAAAATCCTCGCAGATGTTGTCTTTCCTGTACCGGCTGGTCCGGTAAAAAGATACCCATGTTGGAATGTCTTTGTTTTAATCTGATTTTCTAATATGTCTTTTATAGCACTCTGTTCAGTCATATCATTGAATGACGTTGGTCTATATTTTACTGCCAGTGGTTCTTTTGCCATCTTCTTGACCTCCTATGAATTAAAAAAGTATATCCAGCAATCTTACACAACAAATGAATATTGCGGGGATTCCAAACCAAATAAGCAAGCAAGGCAATACTATTGGCCAAGCAAGCCAAATAAGAATATCCCGCAAAACACTAAAATCACAATTAAAAAATTCAGCCAATGTTTCATTTCTCTTAAAATTTAACTTGTAGTCAACAAATGTTCCAACAACTGCGGATATAAAAGTCATTAAAAAATAAAAAATTAGTATATACATCATTTTTCCTCCTTTTTAGATGATCTATATTTTCTTGACAGGTACGCCATATAATATCTGGCTTCCTCATTTGAAATAACTGTCTCTTCTGTATAAAATCTTTCTTTGCAATTTTTACATAACCTGGTACGAAAAACATTTAATTCAATTTTTCGACTGTTAATAACATTTGAATATTTAGAACCACACTTAGGACATTCCATTTTTACCCTCCTTAAAATCGAGATACTCCAGAAACTGCCTTTGACTTAATATATACAAGTCATTATCCGTGTCTGGGTCAAATCTAAAAGCTAATACAGATTCTTCTTTTCCTTGTTCATAAGCTTGTTCTTGCATCTTATTTATCCATTCTTTTTTAATCGTGAATGATGCTCGTGCTTTTGTTGGTGTCTTTGCTTCTATAAAGAATTTATCTGTATGAACATCCCCTCCTCCGAATTTTGTTCCACCTGAGTTGCTTTGTACTCTTCCTCCGGTTACTTTTGCAATATGTTTTTCTTGTTTGTCTGAAAAATATCTTGTACTCATCTTTTTTGCCTCTTTTCTTCATAATCAAAAAAATCCATATCCAACTTTGGCACATTGTCTTCCCAGTAGTCATTGTTAAAAAATATCCTGTCATTACACACAGTCGCAGATAAATATTTAGCATTAGGATTATACTCGTTGACAATATCACGTATCTCTTTCAATTTAGAAAGAATCATGTATTCACACCACTCTCTACTTCCTTTTTTGTAAAAGCAGGATTCGGTATAATCCTCGCCATCCACCTCTTTGACTTCATAGTCTAATAATGGTAATAGACGAATGTTTTGAGCAAAGTATTCATCCAAGTCAAATACTCTTTTTTATAATGTGACAGTTCAACAAAATAAGATACACTTTCTTCCCCCAATGCTACCACTATTTCCCCCGGACGTACACCGCCAAACAAGTCCTTTATCACTTCATATTTCTTTCCTTTTACCAATTTCATAATTGAAACTCCTTCCATTCTTTTATTGCTGATTTTATAACCCAACCAGTCCATGTTATATCATCTGCTTTCAATTCCATATAATACATCCCCCTTGTTTCTTTTATAACCTCTCCTTCCATTTTGCATTGTGGCATAGGAACTCCATTATTCCATTTATCCTGAAAGTCAAAGTTAGGTGTTGATGGTTCTGTCATATATTGTTTTACAAAAATGGAATAAACCTTGCCAATTTCCATTTTTTTAACCGGTGGAAATATCCAATCAGTATTATCTTCTTTTCTTTTTCCATCGAGGGTAAACTCAAACGGTTTACCCTCTTCAAAATCTTGTTCTTTATATCTATGTATTTGTTTAAATATTTCTTTCATTATAAAAACTCCTTACTAAATCTCTGCAATCCTACAAGCTGTTACAATGCTTTTATGATATCCATATTTAGTTCTTAATACTTCATTGAAATAATTAACAGCATAACCTTTTTTACGAAAATCATATTCTTCCATTTTATCAGTAACTCTTTTTTTAAGTGTTACATCCTCTCCATTAACTCTTGTAAATGTGTAAGCAAATGTTTTTGTCATATCTTTTTCCTCCTTATTTTGTAACTGTTATCTTTAACTTGTATATATTGTAACACATAAAAAGATGAAATGCAAGTGATTTTTGAAAAATAAACAAAAAAAGTTATCCACAATTTAATGTGGATAACTTGTTGATAACTAAGATTCTTCATTTAATAATTTCTCCAATTTTGAATAGAAATTTGTATAGTTATCATTTTCCTTTAGGTACTCAACTAACTTTGATTTACCTTGATACTTGCTTAATATTTCACCTGTTTCAATATCAACTAAAGAGAACCATGCTCCACCTTGCACAACCAATCCCATCTTGATTGCTACGTCTACTGCGTCTGATACATAATCAATTCCTTCCAAATATTTCAAAGTGTAAAAACCTACTTTTCTATCTGGTCGGCAAACTTTAGATTTTACCAATGCTACATTTACTATATTTCCTGCCGGATTCTCACAAGCCCTTGAAAGATTATTGCCTTTTTCATCAATGTAGTTTCCTTTTCTAAATTCAAGCCTTGTACTACAACTATGCCGCCACGCTCTTCCACCTGTCGTTGTTGTTCCCCCATACATACTATTCATATCATCTCGGACTTGATTTATTCCAATAAAAGCAGTTTGTGTTCTTGCAAGAATTGGGGTTATTTTCTTGCTAAATTCAGTCAATGCCATACTTACTCCGCCATAAGTTCTTTCCCCTATCTGCTTTTCGTTTGCCTGCATTGATACCATAGCACCTATACTATCTAATATGCATAGACTTATTTCTCCACTTTCTATAAGCTCAATCATCATATTAAATACTTCTTCCGCCCCCATACTATCTGGGTCAAGATATATAATGTCATCGCAGTTCAAGCCCAGTTTAGTGGCCCAGCAAGAATCAAAAGTGTGTTCAATATCTACAAATAACACTTTTTTATCCGGAAACATTTTTTGGGCATTTCCTGCTACATCAATAGCGGTAGTTGTTTTACCACTCCCGTCTGCTCCATAAAATTCTGCTATTCTTCCAACTGGGATTCCACCATATGTCATATAGTTTAATCTACAAGATGAAAATGGAATCTTCTGTACTTCTTGAAAATCAACGCCTAGCTGAATATTTCCTACTTTCATTTTCTTATTTAGGTCTTTTATAATTAAATCAAGATTACTCATCTTCTCCACCTTTCTTCAACTTCTCTGTTATTTCATCAATATAATCTTCAAGATAATTGCAGGCTGTTGTATAAGAGTAATAATCTGTATCTCTTAAGACGCTATCAATATTGTATTCTGTGTAATGAGTTTTTAATTCATTACGTAAATCGTCAATAGCCTTATTATAAATTGTGTTTGCATAATCTATAGTTTCATCACAACCACTCACAACAGCTTCGCACATATTACTTGCAATACAATTTTCACAATTTTTACATATATTTTCCATATTAGTCTCCTTTACTATTATTTATATATCTACTGTTAGAAAGTTCCATTTCTGCAATTCTCTTGTTCATCACTTTCTTCAAACTGTTCAACATTTCATACCCTGCCTCCATACGCAACTTTACTTTCTTATATGTCCGGGAATAAATGGAAAGAACCAAAGTCTCTCCTTGCACTGCTAATTCTGCTTGTGCTGTCCTATCTGCAACAGTTTTACCCAAAGCCTCATCCCTTGCTTTTGAGTATACACGTTGTCGAATTGATTTACAAATATCTTCTTTTATTCCTAAGTCCTCTTGTGCTGTTCCGACAAAATATAAAGTATTTGCCAAATCCATAATATAATACTCCAACTCCGTATCTGTCATACTTCCGCTATCCCTAAGGTTTTCGGAAATAACTGACATAATTTCATCCAAATCTTTGCAATAAGATAAAACAAGTTTATCCGAAATTTCTTTTACATTAGTTCCGGAAGATTCAACCTCTTCAATCACATTACCAGTTATATCTTTTTTAAGTGCTTCCTCTTCTGCTTTATGTTCTGCTGAATATGAAGGCTTAAAATCCTTGCAATCAAATCTTTCTGCACGTATCATAGAACCACAACTGCCACAAGTAAAATCATCATAACCGGTGTAATTCGTGGCATACACGCAATTCTCACAACAATTTTTTACCTTAAACCGTCTACTCATAATTATAAACTCCTTCCATAATGTCTTCTTCCGTATTCTGCTATCAACAACGCTTCCGCCATTCCGTCATGGTCTTTTCTGCATCTTTCCGTTGCTTTTAAATTAACACTAGGAAATAATCTCTTGCATACTTCAATGGATGTATTTTTGTCGGACGTGCAGGAAAATTCTTTCTTCCACTTCTGCGGTGTAACAAGCTCATAGGGAATGCCATATGCTTTTAACACGCCTTGAATAAAACCAAAATTCATTCCAAAATTGAAAGTGCTTGATACTCCCTGCTTAGGCATTGCGTGAACGTGTTCTAGATAGCATATCACATCATCCTGCAAATCTTGTGCATATATAAATCCAAGATTGTTTATTAAAACATCATCAGAGTATGGATATGTTTTATTACTATTATTGTTATCACACATGAAAGCAATCCCACCATTTTTTCCCGGGTCAATTCCTATATATATCATTATTTAACTTTCACCTCCCCAAAAGGTATTCTTTTATCAATTGCGATTTGAAATTCATAGGGTACCCAGCTCGAATCTCCGCTATATACCCATGAATTATCTTTAGCATCATATCCTTTAGATAGCATTCTAATGAGCTTAAATGTCATCTTTGACATTATTAAGTATGGTTCATGACAGTAAGAGCCCCCTATTTCTACAAGATTATTTAATTCTGAATCTACATCCATGTCTTGTACATCGAATAAAACATAATTACTCATTTTTATCCAACCTTTCTACATATATTTTTGTATCTGCACCACCGACAGTTCTTTGTATCTTCCGTTTTTGGCGGTGCAATCATTCTTTCCACATAACCTTCACACTCGCTTATATAACCAACAAGCCAATCTTTCATATCCTTTGTTACATGGAAAATCTCAGGTACTTCTAACGTACAGATATCACGGTTTTCATACGTCACAAAAGCCTTGTCCAAATCCAACGCAGTACAGTAGCAGATTACCTGATTGTGATGCTGTTCTAAACAATGGTCATTCAACTGGTTATATTTGAATGAAACAACATTCTTGAACTCAAACAGATAATCCTCATTTGTAGACAATCTACGGATAATGCCATCACATCTAAAAGATAGATTCAATGCAGTATCTATAAGATGCGTTTCCGCTCCTTGTGTACCTTTTATTATTAAATTTCGACATTTACCGAACTTCTGTTTCTGCTTCACATATTCAGCAACATCGAGATATTTCCAATCATAGCCCATCTCCTGCATATGCAAAAGTACATTTTGTATTCTTTCGTGTCGGTCTGTCCCAGTATCTGCCATTCCTGTTGAATTGTACTCGGATACTTCCGGGTCTTGTGGGGCTTTTGTACGAGTAAAATACATATTCCTCATACAATGCAAGGAAGAAGGCTTATAATAATTACTTCCTTTTCTTCTTCTTTCTTGCTCTGTTCTTTCAATACAACTCATTACATCCGCCAGAAACTTCTTATTTGCAGGAAGTTGTGGCTGATTGTTATTGATTAAGTTTAATAATCTTCTACTCATTATCTTACCTCTTCAACATGATATCTTCCATATCCGCTAGTTCTTCCGCTACCAATTCCAAGCCCGAATCCTGCAAGGTTGATAATGTTGATAATCTGTTCTAATGAATATACATTTTCTGTGAACTGAATTGTAAACTCTGCACTCCATCCACTAAATCTATTCATTCTTACAAGTACAGGCTTTCCTCTCATAGGTGACATAAGTTTTTCATCAATATAATGTTCTGTGAACTTAATTGGAACCAAATTTCCCTTTGCAATAATATTGACTGACGGGTCAAATTTTGTTTTAAACTTATCAATTTCATTTCTCACAACTGCCTCACCAAATGACTTCTTTAATCCAAATGCTGTGATACACGGAGCATTATTCTTTAAAGCATCAATCAATCCCTGCTCACTAAAATCTGTTGGCTTTCCGTCTCTCCAATGCATAGCTGTAATAATCTGCTCCCACTCGTTAGGCACTTCCATATCTTTTGCCTTGTTTTTTCTCTGGTCTGTAAGATGTCTTGTAGAAACATCATTCATTTTGTTAAGAATTAAATCTCCATCACCCACAATCTTAACTGTTACCTGCTTTACATCAATTCTCTTAATTTCAATAGTTTCTGTTTTCATGTTATTTGTCCTCCTTTAATATATAACATTGATACCTTTAATATCTACTTTATAAATATTGTCTTGTGATGTTCTGTGATGTAATGTCATGCCCTATCCTATTTTGTTTTATATTGTGTTATCTACTTATAAAGTAGATGTTAAAGATATCAATGTAATGTAATATGCTATAGTTTTCTTTGCTTTATTATTTTGTCCTGTTTTGTTGTATGAGTTATACACTCAAATATCTGCATTGTGTTGTTTTGTAATGTTTTTTCATGTCCTATTATGTCTCATGCTATTCTTTTCTGTCTTATCTGCAATGCAGATATTTGAATGTATAACTCATTATGATTAGTCAATTAAATTGAAAATATCTTCCAATTCTGTAAGCATTTTATATTTATTCTTAAATGCTCTCAACTCTGATTTTGCCTGCATTAAAAGTTCCTTGTAACTATCTTCATTCCTTACTAACACTCTAGTAGGTTGATAAGTATTTGTTGAAGATTGGTTATAGAATACTCTTAATTTTGTTGGTTCTTCTTTCTTTTCTTCTTGATATACAAGATTACAAACAATATTTCTTGCTTGTTGCAATCTATACTTTTCCGCCGCTACTGTATCATCCCATTCAAAGCATTTATGCAATTCGCTGTTCTCATTTCTTGCATATTCAAGTATTCTTGATGGTGTTGCATTTGATATACTTTCAATCTCTTTCGATACTTTTTCGGCATCCGCCTTGTATAGATTATTGAATTTCCATACAACCATTTACTTTTTCTCCTTTCTTTAATGTAATTGTATTGTAACACATAAAAATATAAAATGCAAGTGATTTTTTGAAATTTTTCAAAAAATATGCACCCTATATTTATATAAGGTGCATACTCATAATTATTCTGTCATATTGTCAAGTTCTTCATCTTCAAGCAATGCTATAACCTGTGTCACTTTTCCGCTTTCAATCTTCAACGCATTTTCATTTCCATAGCAAATCTTCACCGTATCGTCCGGATTAGCCTGCAACTGTTCCTTCAACATTGGAATATCTACACAGCATACAAATGGTGCAAAGTTCTTACTTTCCACATAGTTGATAGTCTCTGTTGAAGCATCCTTTTTACTGTGAATATTGATTCCCTTTCTTCCGAATGTGAAATATGCTCCGTTCTTGTCATACGGTTCAATGAATAATGCAAGTCTATCAAGTACGGAAAGAAGTAAATCTTTTGGTACTTTGCAAGAAGATGTAAATGCTTCATCAAGATAAGCGTTTACTTCATTAGCTGGGAAATCTTCAATTCCTTCCATCAATGCTCCATCAATCACAACATCTTCTGTCACGAACTGAATACCTGTTTTTCCAATATAAACTTCAATATCCTCCTTTGTATTCAATGTTAATAACTGCATCTGTTGAGCGGAAATAAGAATAGGTTCTTCATTATCAAACATCTTAAACCCATTGAATGTAATGACATTTGCATCCGTACTAATAACAGTATCTCCACAATAATAACCTGTTAAAGACGGATTCTCAAGTGTTTTTGCAAGTGCTGATTTATTGATATTATAAGCCTGCATAACACTTGAAAGTTTGGTTGAACACTGCACATTCTTATCATCTAATGGCTTAATATCTGGGAATGAAATAAGTCCGTCTTCGTCTGAAATCAATGGAATCTTATAATTTCCGTTGGCTTTGATTGATAAAACATCGTCAATAACCAATAATTCAATGTCCTCGGAAGTGATCTTTGAAATCAACTTTCCGAACTTGTCAGCATCAACCGTGATATCCATATCCACGCCGGAGACCTTGTCAATGATAATACAAAGTGTATTTGTCATGTCCGTTGTAAGCAACCGTAACTTTCCATCTGATAATTTAATACCTATCATTGATGTAATAGGAATAAGATTATTAAATCCTGCTCCTTTGATTGCTTTGTTTACTGCATCTTTCATTCTGCTTGTTACTACTTTCATTTTGTTTCCTCCTTAAAATAATCCTTTTTTATAACGACTGTTAAATGGCACACTTGCTACATTTTTACAAGCCTGCTCATAATAACTCTTTTTGAGTTCAATTCCCATTGCTCGTCTGCCCATTTCTATTGCCTTATAACATTCTGAGCCAATTCCTAAAAATGGAGTAAATACTATATCATTCGGGTTAGTCCACAACTCTATAGCTCTTTCTATAACTGGCAACTGTAAAGGGCATATATGCTTTTCGTCCTTTTCTTCTCTTGCACTTCTCGCTTGCAAAGTATCACTAGGATTTATATCCATCCATACTGGACTTGCATAATTCTGCCATTTGCTGACTGGGAATGTTTCATTTGTATGCTCACATCTTTCTGGGTTATCTCCTGGCTTTCTCATTGTTACAAGATAATCTGGAATACCTTGTCTGCTCATACAACTATCTTTTTTCAACTGCTTATGCAATAAGCCAAGTGCCTTTGTTCTCTGCATTGCGATTACTGGGTCTTTCCAAATGCAAACTTCTGAGTGATAAATAAATCCACTATCCTGAAATAACTTAATCAACAATCCTCTAAAATCTTCAATGCCTATAAAACCATCTCTTTCCTTGCTTGTTGGCAAATTCATACAATGAAAACTTACTAATCTTCCAGGCATTGTAATTCTATACAATTCAGAAACTATGAACTTGAAATGTTCATAAAATTCTGTTGTTGTCCTACAATTTCCCAAATCTCTATCACTGTTTGAGTAGGTATAAAGACTTGCAAAAGGCGGAGAGAATATAGAAAAGTGAATACTATTATCAGGTATTCCTTTCATAATCTCACAGCTATCACCATTATATAAAGCATATTTATCTGTGATTAACTGATTTTCAACATTTACTGCACTTTGTCCTTTCATTTCATTTCCTCCCATTCTGGTAGTTTCATTTTTATTTCTGCATCATATTCATCCGCCATTCTTGTTGTGTTCTTTATTTCATCTTCAAGATACTTGGATGCAATTTCAACCATTTTTTTATTCATTTCATCAGCAAGTCTGCCTTTTTCAAGTATATTGTTATAAACCGGCAATTCTCTTGTACTTATAACAATGTATACATTTACTTCTTTTGTCTGCCCGAACCTGTAACATCTTCTTATAGCTTGATAGTATTTTTCATAACTATCTGATATGCCACAGAAAATGATATTGTTACAATTCTGCCAGTTCATACCAAATCCGGCAATTTTAGGCTTACTTACAAGAAACTTTATATCACCGGTTGAAAATCCTAATAATGATTTTTCTTTATTTTCGTTTGTATCTGAACCGGCAACTTGCACAGCGTTTGGAATTGCTTTTTCAAGTGCGTTTCCTTCGTCATTAAAATCACACCAAATCAAGCAATTTTCCATATTGTGAGATTTTATAAGTTCTGCACACTTTGATACTCTTTTATTAAGACTTTCTTTTCTTGCTTCTCTTCTGTCTTGTAAATCTGTTACAACACTAGGAATCAGCTTTCCTCTCTTTGTTTCTCCAGCTACTTTTACAACTTGCACATTCAAGGCAGGCAATTTATATTTATCTCCATTATAACCTATATCTTCTGGAGTTTTCATTACGCTTGCCCAGCTTGATACCCAATGCCAGAATTGTTCTTCTGCGTGACCTTTCAATCTCCATTTACTTGTGTTTCCACCATCATGCACAAAATAAGTAGCAAGCATTTCTGTTCTTGTCATTACTCCTAAAAATTCAGAGTGATTACCCAATTCTTCATAATCATTTGGAGCAGGAGTGGCAGAACAAGCAAGTTTATATTCTGTTTTTCTAAACTTTTCAATCAATGCTTTTGTAGTCTTTCCGGAAAATGATTTTAGTATTGAGCTTTCATCAAGTACAATTCCTATAAATTCATCAGCATTAAAATGTTCTAACATTTCATAGTTAGTAATGTTTATTCCGTCTTTTACATCTTTCTGCGTTCTACAAATATTTACATCAATACCGAACTTTTCCCCCTCTCTTTTTGTCTGAACTGATACAGCAAGTGGGGCAAGTATAAGTACATTCTTTCCAGTGTGCTTATACACTTCATCTGCCCATGATAACTGGCATATAGTTTTTCCCAGTCCAGTGTCAAGAAACAGTGCAGATTTCCCTCTTTTAAGTGCTATCTTTACAATAGCTCTTTGAAAATCAAATAGATTTTCGTTTGAAGGTTCACAATCAAAACCGCATGGCTTGAATTGCTCTATTTTTGTTTTTAGAAATTCATCATAATTCAATGTCTTTCTCCTTTCTGTTTATTTCTCTTATATTGTAACACATAAAAAACAAAATGTAAACTACTTTTCAAAAATTATTTTATAATTATTTTCTACTGCATAATTATATTCTGATCTTGCTCCTTTACTATCTTCCCAACCTTTCAGCATATAAATAGCATTGCACATTTTAAGCATTGTCATTGACATCTGCATATATTCTTTCCATGTTGTTTCCACCGGAAGTTGTGCGTTTACTTTAGCCGGGTTGATTACTATATAATTTGAGAGAGCTTTTTCTGCTCTCTCAAATCTCTGTATATAATCTGTTGTTCCTGTTATTTTACCAGATATATAAATCTTTATCATTTGGCATCCTCTAATTTTTTAATTTTTTTCATTATTATATTTGTCAATGGGCAAATCATAACTTCATAACCGGTTTTACAGATAATATTCATCATAATCATAGGGAAAATTTCAGAAAATGGCATTGTCCCTAAAAATGCTATCATAACAAATAGTGCCGAATCTACACATTCCCCCCCTAATGATGATAATATAGCTCGCATGATAAATCCCTTTGAATCTGAATGATTTCTTTTCATATTCTTAAATATAATATCGTTTATCAAATCTCCGAACTGATAAGAAATAGCACTTGCAAGAACAATTCTAAAAGAACCACATAGTGCTAATTCAAAATGCGAACCATCAAACCAAATAGGGTGAGGTAATTTACAAGCCAAGATTATAAGCAATGAAAATATTAAATTCAATGTTACTGCCATCCATGTGACACGTCTTGACCATTTGTAACCATATACTTCTGAAAAAATATCGGATAATATATAGGTTATTGGAAATAAAAATATGCCCGCATCTAAACTCCACTTATACACTTGTAAAGTTTCATTTGCCAAGACATTACTCATAATAATACATGATACAAATACCACGCATAGGGTTAATAAGATACTTGATACTTTTTTGTTGTTCATTTTTACAACACTCCTTTATTTTTAATATTTATTATAAAGGTGCTGGGTGTCAGAAGCTTACAAAACAGCACCTTATAACCAATTTAAAATAGTGATCTCTTATGAACTGTAACAGGCTTATACTCATAATTATCTGCCCAGTCCTTGAGATAATTTATATTAAATTTTGCTCTTGTACCAAAATCAGTGTATAACATATCATAATCAATCCCATATTTCAAGCATTCCGACTTCACATACTCCTTAACAGTTGAGGGCATATATTCAATATGTTTTTTATCTTTAAGCTGTTCAGAACTTATTACTATTGTTCCGAATCTTGTCATTATGCTACCAAATGCCGCGGACATTTTCCATGATGTACTGTCAGCAGATGTATAAGGGTACCTCTCTAATATGGATAGGTTTGTCATACCAAACGCATGAGTTTTTACATTTGGGTTTGAGCTATGTTTTATGATATAAAAACTTCTTGCAATAAAATCTTCCTTATCCGCTTGTGACCTATCATTACTAGGTGATATTCCTATATATGCAATTGGTTTTCCGTCTAAATGTCTATATTCAAGCATTTTTTTCAAATGTTCAAAACTTTCCTCTTGATGAAATATAGGAATCAATTTATCCCTCGATTTTAATTTGTCTTTCATATACAGATAATTTTCCCAACTTTTAATAGGAGATTCTTCAATTTCTTTTTGTGTTCTTACTCTACCAAATGTACCCGGAATACAATCTACCTGAGCACATATTGTTATTTTATCGTCAAGATTATTTATATAATCAATATAACTGTCCACATCAACTGATATTCCTTTTGTCCATGATGTAAATGCACCTGAATCTATAAATAACTTTGATGGATTCCTTCTCGTTTTCATTTCAATACATCTCTTTATAGATGATTTTTCAAGCTGTGTGAATAATCGGTTACAATGCTTTTTTTCCAACAATAGCTCCATATCTTTGTTTCCGCTTGATGCAAAATATAAATCGAATGACATTAAAATAACCTCCTACTACTTGTATTAAGTATATCTACATCCAACATCGACATATAATTATTTGGTGTCATTTTCTTTATATATGATATTATTTCTGGAAGTCTTGTGTCTATTTTTAAATCGTCACATACTCTTTGTAAATGGTATAACTTCGATAACTTAAAATCTACCCTTGTTTTGTCAAATTTTGCTGGACATTTTAATGCCCAGTTTCTACCATATTCTGCAACTCCTAATGAAAGATGTTTAGTTTTTCTATTAAAGAAAAATCTTAAATGAGGCATATCACAAGTTATACTAACCACAGGGTGAATCCCACACACAAATAATGTTTCAGATTTCTGAACCAACCATCTACATCTATCTAAATTACCTCTATCTGGAATATCTTTATAGTTATGTTTTTTGCTCACCTTATATATAGGAATATTATTTCCGTTTATATTTACAATGATTTCTTGTATTTCATTTTTTAGTAATTCAGGTACAGAGGTATCAAGGTTCCATTTTTCATATTCGACATAATCAATATCTATAATGTTCTTCATTTCAGATTTTGTGAATATATTGGCTTCATTTATACAACACTTTCCGCACATATCACAACTGTCCGATAGTAAAAAATTCTTGTTCAATTTTATAGATACTGCTTGATTATCATATACCGTACCATCAATAACTACTGGAGCCCTCGCAATGGGCTCCACATATTGCATTATTTTTGATATATTATTAACGCTCATAGATAAGCTCCTCCAATCTTTTAATATCTTCATATGGAATGGTTACTTTAACAGGTAAATAATATTTATAATCATTCTTTACTACATTATATCCTGTTGTGTCAGTTTCTTTTCTGACATAAACACATATTGACTTTCTTTGTGGATAAATTTCAGCCACAGTCTTTTTATCTTTTTAATTTTATAACAGTTTACACTATCATAATATTTACTATTACTTATAAAACAATCCGGAAGAATAAAGGTATGTTTAATATTTTCTTTTTTTGACGTTTCCTTTTTAGTGGGATGTTCTTTTTCAAAAGCTACAATCTTATCAATAGCCTTTGCCTTTGATTCTTTTAATCCAGTTCTTTCCTTGTTACAGTTTACCTTCACTCCTAACTTGTCAGCGTATGCAATTAACTCTGAACCCTTCATTGATTCTAATTTTTCTATGCTCATAATATGTATCCTCCTTTTTATGTATCTGTTATCTTTAACATATTTGTATTGTAACACATAAAAAGGAAGATTGCAATAGGAAATTTCAAATTTTCTTAATTTATTTCAACTTCTTCACCATACCAATTTTTCATGAAATCAACATCACACTTGAACGGAAGTTTAATCAAATGACTAGGTGCTGTTCTCATAAGATATGAAAGTCTTTCTCCTGCTTCCTTTGCATTTTCAATAGGACATTCTCCTATTACCTCGTCATGTACTTGTATAAGCAAATGGAAATCAAGCTCTTTCATTCTTTCATCATTATTTATAGCAATCATAGCAAGCTTTGTTATATCTGCCGCTGAACCTTGAACTCTAGCATTTACGCATTGTCTTTCCGCCTGTGCTATAAATCCTCCATTGTCTTTGATTTTAATTCCTTCTGATAAAGCTTTTTGAATTATATCGTTTTTCTTTTTCCAGCCAAACGCCTTATCAAGCTGTTTGATATAATTGTCCTTTACTTTTTTTGGAACTTCTGTTGATACTTCACTTCCAAATGCCAGAGGGTCGAAGTTAGTTACTTTTCCGCTATAGGAAAATTCATATCGTTCTAACTGCATATCTTTCAAGTGTCTACGTCTACCCCATGCAGTAGTTACATATCCTTCAGTTCTTGCCATTTCTTGTGAATCTTCAATAAACTTTCCAAGTGCTGGGAATGAAGCTATAACCTTATCATATATGGCTTGTGCTTCCTTAGTAGATACTCCAAGCTGTTCCGCAATAGATGGGATTTGTCTTCCATACAAAATTCCAAGAACTATGCTTTTAGCTTGTGTTCTTCTTTCCTTACCCTCCGGGTTTACTGTACCATCTTCTCGAAACTCTTTACACTCTTCATATTTTTTATGAAATGCAAGTGCGGCAATTGTTGCATATATATCCTTGCCATTTATAAATGCTTCTTGCATTTTTTTATCATCAGATAAATGAGCGGTTACCATTGGCTCCTGCTGGCTAAAATCAGACCCTATAAGTACATACCCATCTTGAGCTTTGAACATCTGTCTAATCTCTTTGTTGTGCGAGGGGATATTCTGTAGGTTCGGGTCCTGAGAACTAAATCTACCAGTTTTTGCACCATATTGATTATAACTTGCATGAACCCTTCCATCTTTAAGAGCTATATCAGGCATTTTGTCAATATATGTTCCAAGAAGCTTATCAACATTTCTCATTCCTAAAATAGCTTCGCATAGATTCTTTTCTTTCCCTTGTGCAAAGTGTTTTAAAATATCCTCACCAGTTCCTCTAGGTGCTTTTTTATCCGGACTTTCCAATCCTAAAATATCATAGAATAATATTGCAAGCTGAGTTGGACTTGATAATGATATAGGGTCAGATAGCTTACTGGCGTTACTGAATACTTTTGTATGTCCCCATTTTTTACCCTTGCTTGTTTGTGAATTTGAATATTCAGTTGAACCGTCTGGGTAAGTATTAGCATAAGTTGAACCCATTCTATAATTATCAATTTCATCTTTATACATTGCCAAGGCTTCATCAGCTTGCTTTTGTCTTTCTTCTCTTATCTTATGATATTTTTCATGTAGATTTTTACATACATCAAAATCAAGACATACTCCTCTATCTTCCATATCTGCTACAACTGGAATAAGTGGCATTTCAATATTCCAAAACACATTATAAGGGCCGGATAAAACCCTTCTATTTAATAATGTTTTTTGGTACTCATATAATTCATATGTCTTTATGGCGTCACCTGCCGCATACAAATATGCTGTGGATATTGGTATCATATCGAAAGTAACACCATTAAATAATGTATCAAATGTCAAAGATTCTGTATCTTTGCTATTGCAGTATTTAAGGTGCAAATCTTTCAGTCTGTGACTTTCTTCTTCGTCTATACAGTATGCCGCTAACATTGTATCCCAATAAGGCTTGAAATCAATTCCAAGTGTCTTTCTACATACCCGGATATCATATTTTGCATTATGAAAAATCCATCTAATATCCTTGTAGAACTCTTTCATAATCTTTGAAACAGTTTCCTCATCCATCTGTTCCTTTGTTCGTACACCTGTGATATACGATTTATGATTGATTGGAATATATGCCGCTTTTTGTCCTGGTGTATAAATACAGCCTCCAACTATATCTACAAGTAACGGATTTAATCCTGTTGTTTCTGTATCTAAGGCACCCTCCCCAACTCGCTTCATTTCTTTCATATATTCATATAGTTGGTCGGGCTCTCTGATAAGAATATAATCATCCTTATGTACTGCTAATTTTTGATTAGCAATAGCAACTATAGATTGTATTTGAGCGGCTAGATTATTTCCGCCGCTCTTAATACTTGTTCTTGTTGTTACTGTTTTGGATTTTTTGATTATATTCTTATCATTGCTTTTTGGTCTTGCAAATGATAATGCCATATAATCCTCCTACATACCAGCTCGTCTGCTTGTTGCTCTGCTTGCTCCTCTTCTTGATGGAAGTGGTTCCGTGTTTCTGCGTCTTACTTGTGTATTATCTTCATTATCGTTATTATCTGCATCAGGAAAACATCCTGTATCAAGATATTCCTGCATTTCATCCGCCGTCTTATCCATGATATACCCACCTAAAAATTCCGGCTTTTCGTACTGGCTAATATCAATCGGTTCTTCCGGTGAAATCTGAATATTGTAAGTTGTTTTTTTATCCCCTTTTCTGCCGTTTCTTATAATATCCACTGGACGCTCCGTCATATCTCCCCAACGGTTAATCAGATTCTTAACCTTTGGGATAAAAGTCTTTCCTCGATTCCAAATTTTGATCTTTCCATCTTCCTGATCGACCATAGCCAGCATCATTACCACTTTTTGTTTCATCCCTGCTTCACAAAGGGGGCAAACATCCAAAGGATCATCATAGTTTCTCAAACAAGATACTGGTCTTGTTTTTGCATTACCATTGTCATAATAGCCGACCTGCACCTCATGACAATTAAAAATGTCAATGTCCTCCATATCATGTGCCATGATTTGCACTGTAGCACAGTCTCCATCATTTTCCAGCTTCAGAAATTCCGTATCTGAATTGTTTCCATACTTATCTACATCTTCATAGTTAATTCTTCCCATAATTCTTTTTTCCTTTCTTTTTTAGTTGTTTTAGTTTTTCACAGAAGCTATATTCTATGAGTGGAAGATATAGGATTTGAACCTATGACCGTCCGGTTATGAGCCGGATGCTCTCACCTGCTGAGCTAATCTTCCATTGTGACAGTATTCCCAGCTTTATTCCTGTCTCATACCCCAATCACCGCATTTTCTATATCTAGGAGCTTTTTTCTTTTTGTCTGCCAGGGTATAACAGCCCTAGTTGGAGTCGAACCGGTAAATGCAGGAGTCAAAGTCCTGTGCCTTACCTTTTGGCTATAGGGCTATATTAGTGTTTATATGTGTTATCGCTTCACATTGTTTTTTACTTCTCATTTCTGATTGTGAATAACTCTGTTTCATTTTCATATACTCTAATCAAATAAACTTCATCATTCATACAATCTTCTACCAATGATTTCAAATCCTCAACAGTTGGATACTCGTTTCTATCAATATCATAACACTCATATTTTTCTGTGCGGTTGCTTTATTATCAATAATCATTTTTGTCATATCAATCACTTTTTTACCTTTCTATGTGTTTGTTTGTTATCTATTAACTTGTATATATTGTAACACATAAAAAGGTAAAATGCAAGTGATTTTTATAAATTTTTCAAAAAATAATTTTGCAATTCAGAAATTCTTCTTGCAGATCATTTATATCACGATTATCTGTATATACAAGTTCTTTTATAATTTTTCCATGTACATTTTTCTTGAATCTTTCTGTTGCTTTTCTTCCTGCTTCATCTGGGTCAAATGCTAGTATATAAGTTCTAACTGGTAATCTATTGAGTATTTCATACTGCTTTTTATTTCCAGTACCTATCATAGCCATAGCAGGCTTATCATATTTCCAACAAGTTAAACAATTTAAGAATGATTCAGTGACATAACAAATCTTATAGCTTCCATCGACAAATCTATATCCCTGATATAGTGGCTTATTAAGTCCTTGTGGTAGTCGGAAAAACTTCCTCTCCGTACTTCTTCCTGCAACAAACACACATCTTCCTTCAATGTCTCTAACTGGGAATGTAATTTCTTTTCGCTCTCTGTCATAACCTATATCAAACCTTTCTATAATTTCATCTGTAAGGCCTCTAGAATACATGTATGGATGAATATATCTATATTTATCTAATTCTTCTTCTGTAATAACTGTTTTATCTCCTTCTTCCAAGTCTCTGTTCTTTTCATATTCATTTCCTTGTCCAGCTTTTCCCATTTCTCTGGATTTTCCTTTTGATGTTGTTTCAATGCCTTTATAAATTCCTCTGGATAAATTGATTTTCCTTCCATTAAATCCCTCCATTATATTTGGTCTTGTTTCAATTTCTACTGTATTGAATCTTTTTATTAGCCATCTTTTTCCAAATTTACCTTCATCTTGATATCCATATAATTCAGATATCATTTCCTCAATCGTTCCACTCCAGCCGCAGGCAAAACAATGGCATTTATCAATTTCCCCATTTACACCAAAGGATGGCTTTCGTTCTTGTCCATTCTTGTGGAAAGGACATGAAGTTTGGATATTATCGCCATTTCGTCTAAATTGATGAAATCTATCAACTCCATGCTGGGCTAAGTCAAATTTAAGCCTATCCAGGACAGATTGAGTATCAGTTTGTATAATTGTATCTTGTAGTTTTATCAAAACAATCTCTTCCTTCCTTTTTCTTTGTCTTTCATTTCTTTTCTAAACTGTAAATATTGTCTTGTGTATTCATAACTATCTTTGAATACATTATTTACTGCTTTATATAATTTTGGTTCATATTTCTTTGTCTGTTCTAATTCGTGTAATAGTTTATTGTGCACCCACCCATAAGGGCAACAACAGCAACCAGTTCTAGGAAATCCATACTTTTTATAGCAATCACTATGAACTATTCCACAATAATCTTCAAAATCTTTCTTATCATCATTATTGTACCACCAGAGAGGTCTATATTGTGCGGCTCCGTGTAATTCTTCGGAAAAACAATTTTCATAGGCTGTCGCTCTTATCCCACCCTCAGCTTTTCGTACACCCACAATCATCAAATCAATATTATATTTTTTAATTAGTTTTTTTGACACATTCTTTTTAGCGTAATCACAACATTTACTTGATATCTTAAATGCTGGTGGATTATCTATTAAGAATTCTTTCAAATAAAGATTTCGATCAATATTGAACTGATTACTTTCGTGCTTGTTACACCACCAAGACGCTAACAATTTACCGTAATTATCTAACATATAATCATAATTATAATCTTTGAAATCGAAATCTTTTTTCTGCAACCTATCTAAAAGTTCCGAAACATATTTAGATATAAATGGCTGACCATACTCTTTACAAGTTAAAGGAATAGGCTTAATAGCTCTCTCTCTCATGATTTTTACATCATATTTCTTTTCTAGATACTCAATATGCCTTTTTGTAGCTTCATATTCCAATCCTGTATCAAACCATACATAGGTTACTTTCTTATTCACATCTACTTTGTATATAATATCCATCATAACATCACTATCACTACCACCGGAAATTAAACATAAAATAGTTTTGTATTGCGGTTTATTTATAATTGAATACGCTTTTACAAAATTATCCAAAACTGTAGAATTTTTTGGGATTATTGGTGGTTCTTGATTTAATAATTCTAGTAAATCCAATTTAATATTCCTCACTTTCTTTGCCAATAATATCTTGTAATTTTATCAAGACTTATGCCTCCTCAAGCTCTCCAAATAATTCTTCATACTTTTGTAAATCATATTTCAGCAATAACTTTTTAACATCTTCTTCAAGTAGTTTAACTCCTTTTAAATAATATTCTGTACGATATGTCAATAACCAATTTCCTTTTTTACTTTTCCACAATTTAACATCTTTTCCATAACTGCTCATTTTTGTATTTGTTAATGTTAATACCCAAGTGTAAGCATATTTACATTTTTCAGAAATCAATTCCATTTTATCTGTATCATATTTCAGCTTATCAATTACAAAAATCATTTTAATATTCCTCACTTTCTCTATCATGATATCTACGCCTTAAATCTTCGCTTTTTTCATCGTCTTCTTTTCCTTTTTTCGGGTTAGGGATATAGTCAAAAGTACCTTTATCTGTATCCCAGGCATAAACCCATTTAATTCCAACTTTTGAATTTCTTGCTTTCACATCCTGTATTTGCAAGCCTTCTTCTTTTTGCTGAATTGAAAGAACGATTGATGCGTTATAAGCAATTCCATCAGAATCCCTAATATTGTCTAATTGTAAATCTTCATTTTGTACACACTCTCTATTTGACTGCACAACTACTAACACAGGTATTTTTAAGTCAATACTCAACTGCATTAAATCTTCAGATATGTTCGTCAACTGTGTTGTTTTATTATCTCCTCTTTTTCCTCGTTCATCATGCAGATAAGAGATACCATCTATTGCAAGAATATCCAATTTATTTGATTCACACCAGCTTTTCAATTTTGAAACTGTTACTTTCTTTTGAAAATCTTTAGGGTGTGCAACATAGAATGGAGTACCATCGTCAGCTAACTTATTTATATACTTTTCATAGCCCTGCACATCTTCACCTTTATACAGTGCTTTTGATGATATATGTTGATGTACTGTATCAAATCTATATCCTGTTTTACTTGCTGACATTTCCGGCTCTAAAAGTCCTACTCTTGCATGATATACTTTCCATGCGTGTTCTAACATTTTAATAAGCACCCAAGATTTTCCTTGTCCTGTTCGTGCAAATAAAACTACAAGCTCCTCCCCTTTATGCCATCCTCCCAGATCTGTATCTATCTCTTCAAATCCGCTTGCTATAAAGTGTGTATCTTGATTATCTTTTGTTTCTTTCCACTCTTCAAGCCTTTCCTTTGCTTGTGATATAATGTCAGTACCTTTTACTGCTCCATCAATTTTTAATTCCGGCAATTTTGATTTAAGATAGTCTACTGCTGAATAGGCGTCTGTCTGTAATAGTTCCGCCATCTTTGTGAGCACTGGAACCGACTGGGAATATAGATATTCTTCTCTAAAAGTATTTACAAGATATTCAGTGCTTTCAGATACATTGACTACATCAAAATCCTGGAACTTTGCTAGGAATGTTTCCAAATCTGGAACATTTCCATATTCTTGCTTGTGTTCCATTATGTAGTCATATTCTTCTTGATATTGATTGAAATAATCTCTTGTTATGTCATTCAAATCTAAAAGAGAAGTATTTTTGTCTTTTAGCACTCGGTTCAAAATCTGTAATTCTACCATCAGTATTTACCTCTCTTATCTTCTTCTAAAAATTCTATACACTCAGAACAATTATAAATCCGGCTTGCAAGTCTTACACCCAATACATCTTCAAGCTGTTCTTTGTTCTTATTGCTTGTATATATGTTGCTTTTCTTTGAATTGATTCTGTCATCAATATACTGAAATAATATTTGATGCTCATAGTCACTTGCTTTCATTTCTCCTATATCATCCCATATAACCAAATCTACCTCGCTTATAAGATTACATAATTCTTCAAAGCCTTTTACGTCTTGTGAAATAGAACGCTTACAATTATACAAAAATTTAGGAACGCTGACAAACAACGCCTTGCAATCAAAACAACTCTTATGCCATATCTTATCGAAGTAGGAATACATCAATCTAATAGCCCATGTAGTCTTGCCATTTCCGCAGTTTTCTGAGTAAATGTATAAATTATTGCCATTTGCAATAAAATTCAAAATATTATCTGATTTTGCTTGTAGTTTCTTATAAACCTGTAAATCTTTTTCATGACATACAAGCTCTTTATAATCCCACAAAGCTTCCGGAAGATTAGATTGCTTGAATAATGAATACATCAGCTTATACCTTATGCAGTTTTCTGAGCATTGTTCCGTACATATTCTCTTATACCAGCAACTCTGTATATTCATTATTTCCTTCCTTTCGTTTTAATTCATTTTGACTTTCCACAAGTGAATTATAGGTATCTATGCTATTCTCGATGTGTGATTTTAGCTTACTCATTGTATCATTCATATCCAAGCTTGTTCTTGCCATCCAGTATCCTTGCTCTGGTGTAGCACATATTGGGTAGCCGTCATCTCTTAACTTCTGCACTAGTAGACGAACGTCTCTTGCACTTATGCCAAGGTAATCTGCTATTTTAGTGGAACTGAGTCTTGTAGGTTCATCAGTTATACAACCCAGAACCAATTCTTTCAGATACTTTTCATCTTTAGCCTTATATGCTCCTTTATATGCCATTTTTATTCCTCCTTTAAAAATGATGTATTGATGGATCATTGTTTCTTACTTTTTCAAAAAATTCTTGTCTTTTCTTTTCTGACTCTTCCATTTCTTCATGTGTTCTCCAAGCCAATTCTTTTGAGCATTTACTGGTTCCATTATAAGAATTGTTCTTGTTCTGTAACCATTCCGGCGGTGTGATGTATTTATAATTTCTTTCATAGCTTGTCTTGATACACTTCTCTATAATTGATTTAGATTTACCTGCTACTTTTGCTATATTTGCTTCTATTGCTCCTTTTGTTTTTATTTTCATTTCAGTTAAAAAATTCTCTATAAGTTCTATACTAACATCATCTTCTATATCATTTTCTAAACATATCTTTAGAATCATATCTGAAAAATCTTTTTTTGTATTATTTTTTTTCTTTTCTTTAGTATTTGTTTTATTAGTATTTGATTGTTTAGTATTTAATTGTACTTGATTTTCTAGTGGTTGATTTTCTAGGGGTAGATTTTCTACACCTTGTTTTTTACCCTCTTGTTTCGGTTTTTCAAAAATATTGTAAACATATTCAATCCGTCCGGATTCTGTCTTATCCGGCATTATTTTTTCAATGCGGACATAACCAAACTCTTTCAACTCTTTTAATGTTGACTTTATAGCTGTCTCATTTTCTTTACAGATTGCAACTAGCCCTGCGATCGAATAATCCCAATTATCAGGTAAAGATAACATCAAAGATAATAGTCCTTTAGCTTTTAAAGACATATTTCTTTCTTTTAAATGATAGTTGCTCATAACTGTATAATTCTTTGTTTTTTCTACCCTTATGACTGACAAAATAATACTCCTTTCAATTAAAAAATCCTTGATATAAATAGATGTACCTTTCTTTTTTAATCAGTTGCGAGTTGAATAAAAAAGTTGGTTGTGTACGAAAAGGTACACCTATTTATAACAAGGATATTTTTGTTATATATTAAATTATCTTTTATCCAACTCGCAACTTTATTATAACACAATATAAATCAAATTACAATACAAAATTTTAATTCATGTTCTGCAATTCTTCAATCTGCTTATCTACTTCTCCATTCAACTTCACCCAGAGCTGTTCTCTCACATCCTCTACATTATCAACCTGTGATACATCCCATTCTTCCTCTGCTACAAATTTGAAGTAGTTGTCATTTTTCTTAATGGTGGCCCCTGATGTATAACGCATGGAAACGACTTTTACTTGTCCATTTTCATCTTTAGCTGTTTTCTCAACAGCTTTCTTTTCTTCTTTTACCTTTGTAGCCTTGTTATTTTTTGATTTAAGCGGTTTTTCTTCCTTAGGTGTATTGTTGTTAGGCTTGTCGCTTTTTGATGGCTTCTCGATAGGTTTTTCGTTGTTCTCCGGTGCCTCATTCTTTGTTTCTTCAATTGGCAATGATTCTTCTACTTTATCCTGAACTGGTTCATCCATATCCTTGGTAGAATCTACCTCTTCTGTACCAGCTTCATATCCTGCACATTCTGTGCAAGAAATCGAATTGCCATCTACCTCCATTGTAACACCATCACAGTTTTTGCAATACTCGTCATTTTGGTCTCCTGCCCATTTACATTTTGTCATAATATAATCCTCCTTTAATTTTTCTTTTTGATTCTTAATGTTGTTGTTACTTTGGTTATCTTTGCTTTTTCTAGTTTAGAGATATCAAAGTCTCCATTATACACCAACTTTTCTAAAGCGTCTTCGTCAATATACTCTTTTTGTTTAATAACAGAATTCAACAACGCACCACCCAAGTTTTCCTTGATAATCTCAATGGCAAGTTCCTCATTTAGACTTTCTTTTGTTGTATTGGATAGTACAGCTGTGTACATATCTGAACTTGCTTCATCCATGCCATTTTCTGACATATAATTCTTGATACTTTCATTCATAGCTGTATTAGCCTTCTTTAGAGCATTTTCCTTATCCTTTGATTCTTTGTATTCGTCTATAACTTTAGACAAATCAAATCCAGGATTTCCATCTCTTCTACTCATTATTATTCTCCTTTTTATTGTACTGCTTACCAACGCTTAATATCTTTGTGCCTCTTCTGCCCCACTGATATACAGCGTTAAACTCAGCCATACATCCTCTATATTTTCCGTGCAGATCTTTCTTAAACTGCGCTAACTCCTGAATCTGATTCATTGTGAAAAACATTGTACCAAATTCATTTAGTTCTGGCTTTGGAAGTGTTAATAAGGGGGGCTTTTGATAAGTAGCATCATTGTACCACTTATACCATCTTTTCAGTGTATTAGTAGACACATCCAAGATTTGCGCTGTTCTGCTCGTTGAAAACTTCTCCATCTTATTACTCCTTTTTAATTTTGTTGTAAATTTTTACGGCAACCAAAAGTAAACAGGTTGTCATAAATAAATTTCCGCCTAAAATAACTTCTAAATCTAACATATATCCACCTCCTTTCGTTATGTATACATTAGTTATACAGATCATACATGAAACAATGATCCTGGAAAATCTCACAGCATTTTGCATAATCCGGCTCAATTACGGTTTCATAATGATTGCAAAATCCATCATTTCCAATCTCATATTCTTCTAAACAAGATTTTGGAACCCACATACATTTTCTATGACTACCAGATATATGAACCATTGCATATACTGCTTTTTCTGTTTCTTTCATGATGGCAACTAACCATCCATCCATTAAAGAAAAGTTATTCTCTTTTCCAACTTTAGCGGCGAACCACTCTTTCATTTCATAGCTCTTATTTCTTTCTAACATATCAATCACCTTTTAACCTTTCTTTATGTATCTTGTTTTATGTATTTCTTAATTTGTAAGTATATTGTAACACATAAAAATGGAAATGTAAACAGTTTTATGTAAACTTTTTCAAAAAAAAAT